ATGCTCACCGACACCAAAATTAAGAGCCTTAAACCAAGAGATAAAGCATATCGTATTGCTGATCATAATGGGCTTTGTATTGAGATTAGACCCACAGGTACAAAACTTTGGCGCTATCGATACCGATTTGAAAACAAGGCTTCAATGTTAAGTTTAGGGGAATATCCAAGGGTAAGTCTAGCAGAAGCAAGAAAGAATCGTGATGAGGCGAAGGCCCTACTCAGTGAAGGTAAAAACCCTGCTTTAGCCCGCAGAGAAGAAAAAGTCATACAAAGTGTAAAAAATGCAAATACATTTAAAGCCGTTGCTGAGGAATATATTGCCGAGATCTTAAAAAACAGATCAGAAAAATACGTTGGAAAAGTAAGATGGTCTCTTGATACGGATATCTACCCAGTAATTGGAGCCAAGAGTGTTGCTGACGTGACTGCTGCAGAAGTCCTGTATATTGCAAGATCAACGATCACTCGTGTTCGGACAACAGGCGCTAGAGGGACTGGTGAAGTTACCGCAGCAAATAATATTAAAATTATTGGTGCTGTTATGCGATATGCAATCGCCACTCTAAGAGCTGAGAATGATCCAACTTATGCAGTACGTGGTTCCATCAATCGTCCAGATGTAGAGCACGCTCAGCCACTATCAAAAGAGCAGCAGGTGCAATTTAGAAAGGGGGTTGATAATTACCATGGTACAGCAACAGTTAAAAATGCCTTACTCACTTTAGCTTATACAATGCTACGCTCAATCGAGATCAGACGTATGAAATGGGAGTATGTCGATTTTGAAGAAAGAATTATTACTTTCCCGATTTCAACACGAAGTAACTCTCAGGAAAGAACCATGAAAAAGAATAGGATCCATCTGGTTCCTATGTCTGATCAACTATTCAATGTACTCAAGTCTCAATATACTGAAACAGGCAACAAAGAGTATGTATTCTCAAGTGCATACAGTAGCGCTACCACAATCGGAAGTGCTACATTGAATAGTGCTCTAAAAAAAATAGGGCTTAAAAACTCGACATCACACGACTTTCGGGCAACCGCGAGTACTATCTTAAATGAGCTCGATTTTGACGATGATTGGATTGAAAAGCAACTTGCTCATGCTGAACAAAACAAAGTAAGGGCATCTTACAATCACGCTAAATACATTAGTCAGCGCCGGAAAATGCTACAAGACTGGGCTGACATAGTTGATAAATGGGGGCAATAAAATGCAGACTAAAAAATTCGATCCAAATAATTTACCAAAAGCTTTAACAGATGAGCAATTAACTCAGAAGTTGATCCCTACCCGCTTTATTCCAGAGAAACCCGAAGAACTTAAAGATAAAAATGTAGTTTATGTTTTTGACAGTTCTGATTCATTTAACCTCACTTATGATGAGTTGGTTGAAATTGTAAGTAAAGCACGAAAGTCTGGACCTAGAATGGTGCCGGTATTAGGTACTGTTGGTTAATTACAAGGAGTAAAGAAATGGAAGATTATAAAGTTTCATTTTATATAGATAATGAAAAACTAGATTTAGAATGTGAAGGGATATTCAAAGCTAATAATAAAGTGGAAGCAATTGATAAGGCAGCCAAAGAATTAAGCCCAACTGATAAGGGCTTTAATACTGTGTTGATATGGGGAAGACCTGATTAAATTTTTTACCTTGGTTTCCATTCAGTTCAAGTGGAAGAATGGTTTTTTACTTTTTACTTAAATGAGAGTTAATTTGAGTGAATATCAAAAAGAGATTGTTAAATCAATAATGATTGTGGTGTCATGGGTATTCTGCCTCTCTATTTCATTTTTTCTTATAACAATCATAGTGTTTAGTTATAACAACACTCAAGAATCTTTAAAAGAAGCTTATACATTGTCCGTTTCTTTTTTTGCAGGGATAAGTACGTTATTTTCTGTACTATTCATAATATTTACTATGTATAAAGACGAGAGAAACAAACTAGAAATTAAAGAAAAGGAAATAAATTTAAGACTGTTTGATGCATATAAGAACTATTATATCCTATCCGAAAACATCCACAACATGCGACACAAACGGTCAGATATTGAAATGCTTCGGCAGTCTTATGAATTAAATCGAAGTAAATTTGCGTTGTGTTTCTGGGAAATTAAAGCTTTATCTGAGGTTATCAAAGATCGTGAAATTAAGGAGGCTTTTTTAACATTTCAGCAAGTCCATGAGAAGTGCATGATTTCCCTTATTAATCTACCAAACATTATTAAATTGTATGAAAACAAAAATATTGACGATGCTAAACTTCAGCAAAATCTTGATGAATATAAAACCTCTTTTAAACCATTTAATATGACTAAACCAATTTCAATAATTACAAAGAAAACAACAGCCTTAATTTAGGAGTTGTCTTCCCCCCACCAAATCAACCAGCGTAAAATTCTCACGCTTAAAGAAGGCTTAACATTTACTCGAATTACCTGATCTTTTTGCATAGTCACCCCACAAAAAAACCCTCAACTTGAGGGCCTTTTAACAGCTTGATTCAGAGCACGTTTGCCTTGAGCGCATTCGACATACATTCGCCGTTCCTTTACCCAGGCTTTAAGTACATACCCACCATCACCCAATTCAATCTCAGGGAGGTCGGGACAGTCCTGAGTCAGATTCGCCGGTAGGTTCCATGCGACCGGCTTCGTTGAGGATTGACACGCCATCAGCATCAAGACACACGTTACGATAAACAGGGCGTTCCGTGATTTTCTCAACTTTGTTGTTAATGACTTCCGTGTGTATTCGATCTTGACCTTTAAGTTCTTCATATTGACCACTCACTTTATCAGCGCGGCTACGTTGTTCACGTTCCGCATCTACATAAGGTTTAATTGCTTTCGCAATATCGGCTTCACGCTGTGACTCACTATGCTCAAGTGCAAAGTGCTTCCATGCACCAAAGGCAACTGCTAGTGCAAGCAAGACAAGTAGCACCACAATCACAGCCTTGTAGAATTGGGCTAAAAATGCATCCAACATCATTTAGGCCTCCGTCACTTTCGTTGCAGATATGTTTTTGATAACTGGTAATTGATAGCGAATAGCAGCTGGACGATTGGTTTTGCCATACCAGTAATACTCAAGATCCTTTGGATCAAAAGTTGCATAACAGACCATATTGTTCTGATTACCACCGTATCCGACGATTTTGCCTGCAGGTGTAATACCTACAACAAAGAACACATGACCACCGCCTGAGCGTGTTTTTGTAGCGATACAGCCATAGGCTGGTTTAGCTAGTTTTCGTTTTTCATCACGATAGGCTAAAGCTCGATACCATGCTGATGGATAAGGCACACCGGCACGCTTTAAACAAATCGCAGTAAATACACCACACCACGGTGTTTCATCTTCTGACCACCAGGCTTTAAGCTCTTTTAGCCAGTTAAGGATGGTCGGGTTATGACGGGTTTTGCTTGTGTCTTCTTTTAGGCCATTGTGCTTATAGGCTTCTACCATCCAGGCCAATTCAGGTGATTGCTTTGTCATTTCTTTCCATTCCCCCAAATCGCCAAAAAGGCTGATTTAATTTCATGCAGCACTTCGGACATGGGTTTCCCCTGCAGTAACGCAAAGGACTGGTAAACAATGCCGATCCCCAATAAGCCAAACACTGCAAAGAACAGCATGATTGCACCTTGGTACATCGTAGATACGTGAAGTAAGTTGAAGTATTCAATGAAAGCCGAACCGCCATATAAACTGACAGTTACGCTGGCCATGAATTTGACGATGACATTCAGTGAGACTTCAATTTTTCCATCTTTATCAATGTCACCACTTAGGACCAGCGCCAAGATTGCACCAACAACTGCAGGTACGATCTTAATGATCCAGGGGATGGTGTTCTCTTGCATAACGCTCTCAATACAAATTCTGATCTATTGATGCATCATTGACTTTTTACAGATAGTTACGCGAACCCTACACAGGAGCATTTAGTCTAAAAAACACACAGCAAGACGTAAAAGCAGTGATTAGCCTGTAAGTACAGAACTTATAGAGCGGATTAAATGAAGAAATTTAAAATGACCTGGATGGAACGTGTTGTGGATCACGAAGGCGATACTCTGCACCACGAAGAAAAAAGCCAAATTATCGAAGCTGAAAATGAAGATGCTGCCTGCGACCAGTGGGAAAAAGAAAATGAGCACAATGAATATCAAAATGGTCTAGATGATGTGGTTGAAATCATCGAAACACCACTTTTTGATAAAAAAATCTTTCTGGATATGCCAGATGGTCTGACCTACGCCATACCGGTGGAAATCATTGCACGTGATCGTGCTGAACATTACAAAAATGAATTCAATGACGATCTGGGTGAAAGCCTGCGTGAAGATACCATCCCGTTATTTTTAGATAATGATTATGAAATTAAGGACTGGGCACGCAACAACATGAACTGGTCTGATGTGAAAGATAAGGCCATCACATTGAAGAAAAAAATTGATTCAGATGAATATCAAGAAGTCTGGGTTAATGGCGAAATGAAGATTACATAAGATGAGTAAGAAATCAGCGTGAGTTGGTTTCTTTTTTAACGACATTCTATGTCATATATTTTTTCTAATCTATTGAACAAAAATGTAAAGATGTTAAATTACAGCGAATGCTAATATAGCATCAGTGATAATTTTTATAGGCAACTTAAAAGGAGGTAATTATGTCAGATAAACATGTCATTGCACTCCGTTTGCCGGATAAAAAACCTTCTGATCTTAAGTTTGGCGAAATGGCTGAACTATTTAAGCAGTTTGCCAATTTACTTAAAGGATCTAAGGATAATTTCGGTTATCTACAGGAAGGGTCTATTTATGTTGGCAGTCCACCATTAGATTCTGAAGAATATAAAGTCGCTATAGATCAAGTTCTACACTCAGACGGTGGGGATCTGGATCAATACTTAAGTAAGCATCTAGATTGGGGTAATGCACAAATCGGCGTACATCGCGAAGGCGAAAGCCCAAAGCAGATGAAAGTGTTACGATCTATAGGAAATGTGATTAAACCTAAAAAGTTTAAACAAAATGATACCCTTAGAGGCAGAGTAAACCGAATTAATACCAGTTCAGAAAGCCACTCTGTTGGTATTACTTTTATAAACGGATTTAAAATAAGCGCTAAAATTGCATTAGATGATGTAAACATACTTAAAACATATTTAGGAACAAATACGCTAATTGACTTCTCTGGTGTTGCTACATACAGCTACGGTGAAGCTTATGAGCTTTATCTAGAGGATTTCAAGTTAAACAGCTATGAGGCCCTAGAAGAAGATTCGATTGAAAAATGGATTTCTGACTTTGTTGGGTTTGGCAGGAGTGGCTGGCAAGATTTGGATGATCCGTACAAGACACTAGAAGATGAACGCTTGCCATGATAATTACTATTGATGCCAATATATTAGTAGCTTTTTTTGATGATAATGCTTTCGATAAAGGTTTTATCCAGTTTTGCAAAGCAAATAATGTGCAACAAGTAATAATTCCAGCTCCTGCAATGTCTGAATTCTTGTCTAGAGATAGCGCTGAAAGATTCCAATTTATTCAAAATAAAAAAAGAATTGCGTCAGTTGTTAGTTTCGATGAAAAAGCAGCTTATATCACTGCTAACATGGCTGAAGATTATTATAAAGATAAATTAGAAATACCTAAGCAAAAGGTCAAAGTAGATCTTCAGATTCTTGGCATTGCAATAGCTAATAAATCAAATTTCATTTTAACCAGAGATAACGACTTTAAGAGTTATGTAGATCATCTAAAGTTAAGAATAGGAATAAAAACTATTTCAGATTTACAAATTATCGACGATCTTTTCGAGTGAGCTAATCAGTTCAGTAAAGCTACCCTCAAGATGGTTTTTAATGCTTGAAAAAGCAGAAAGTTATAGTATAAGTTGAATATAAAAATAAGTTATGAGGTTGTCATGCCTGAGTGGTTAGATTTTAGATTAACTAAAATAGATTATGCTTTTAGAGAGTTTCCAAAACTAAAATATTTATCTTTGCTTTATGCCGCACTGATAATTTTTTCAGCGATTTTTTATATACCTATTTTAAAATTGGCACATAGCTTTAATTATTTCGGTAGTTATCCGCTTCAAGGTTTTATTTCTGAAAATATAAGTTGGTTGTTCTTGGGGCAATTTGTTGTTCCAGTAGTTCTTGTTCTATTTTCTTACTTTGATGTTTCAGGACGCCATGATGAGATGTATTTAAAAAAATATAGACAGTTGCCGAAATGGGTTAGATAAAACCAAGCCTAAACCTCCCTCAGGAGGTTTATTTTTACCTGCATTTATTTTTGTATTTTTTATTAATTTTTATGTAACTTTATGTTATTGATATCCTCAAGCTTTCACTATATAAGTGGTAAGGATCGGAGGGTTCAACATGCTAACAAAAACAGAAATCTTTGTTGTCGTTCTAATGATAGTAGCCTTAATTCTCATCGTTTATGAGATAGGACAAGGTGGTAGTTGGACTTTATAGAATTTAGACTTTATCAAAGTTAAAAAGAAAAGCCCCTTAGAGGGCTTTTTTTATTACTCATCAAACGCAAAACGTCCTATATCTGCATCCTCACGTTTCTTGTTCGGCAGATAAATACCATGCTCTGCTTGCTTCACACGTTTTTCACGCTGACGTAAACTTTGCATCGCTTGGACTCTACTGATCCGGCGTGATGGATTCTTCTGGTTGAAGGCCTGAATCTCTGCCCAGATTTCTTTTTGGCCATCCATATCATCACGCTGAACTGCTCGAACATAATCATTCATTAATTCTGTACGACGCTTATCCAGGCGCTTGGTATGCGAATAAATTGCACTACGTCCTTCGGTGGCCAAACGCACTTCACTTGGGCTAAAACCAACTGCCTGTGCTGCAAGGCTGAACACACCCACATCATCCTTAATCATGACTCCGGTTTTATCCTGTGCACCTTCGGTCGCATAACGAATAGATCGCAATGGAGAGCGCAAGAATACCGGTGACATGGTTTCCACCCCTCGCATGCCGTGCCCTTGCCCAATTTCAGCCAGACCTTTAAAGGTATTGGTTAAAATCCCTACCACTGGGCCTAATCCACTCATCACCATAGCATCACTAAAGTCTTTACCTTCTAACCCGTCCTGCACATCTGGCAATAACAAATTATTAATACCAACACGGCCAGATAAGTCAGCTGGGCCAAATCGTGAAGCACCTTTCATAAGAACTTCTGAGGTCTTGGTACCCAGTGCATCGGCAAGAGCATTACGCAAAGCAGCTTCTGCATCCCATGGTTCATCGTCATCACTTCCGAGCATTGAAGCCATGGCCAGAATCGGCCCAACCAACGGCAAGCCCATTACTCCGGCAAATACAGTATGCATTCCAATAATTCCGGCCAATGCCCGCTGTGCCTCACGACGTGCTTCAGGAGTTTCGCCTTTAAGCGACTGGTGAGCGGTACGGGCCAAGGTGTAAATCATGTTCTGGCCAAACTGTTTGAACAGTAAAATGACCTTGGCAATATTGCCCTGCATGATTCGTGGACGGTTCCCTGATGAATAGTCGAAGTGGCCCTTATAGGTAGAGTCCATTGCCTGCTCAAAAGCCTGGTCGTGCATTGAGCCACTATCACGTGCTAACCGGTACGCTGCAATAAATGTCACTTCGCGGTTAAAACGTTCAGCATTATGGAATAAAGTACTTGCTACCCGCATAACCGGACGCAGTTTCCACATCACCCCGCTGTCTTCGCCTTGGGCAATACCAGCCAAGTCATGTGCCATGGTCACATCGATCACACCACGACGCACAGCTTCTTCATAAGCCTTGAGCTCATCGCCTTTAAGAATCTTGGCAATATCATTTTCCCAGTTCTTTGGATTGATCCCTTTGATCGATACACCTTTACGGAAATCATTTGATGCCTGGGCCAGCGCTGCCCCTGCTTTATCATAGCCCCACTTCGCACCCATCTGAGGATAGGCTACCAAGACTGTTTGCAAGGTGTTTACTGCTGCCGATGCCGGTGATAGACCTAGGTAATATAAGAAACCTAAACTGGTTAAAGCTGTAGATAATGGGTGTGAATTTGCTTCCATCATATTCTTGTGACGCTTATTCATCTCATCGATGACTTGCTGTGCTACCGGCTGCTCATAATCCTCATCAATTTTGGCCTGCTCTGAAGCATGCTTTTGCATCCCATCCAGCATTTCTTCAAGTTGATCTTTATAACGCAGCTTGGCCAGATAACTACCACCATGGAACATATTCTGGGCAAAGGCACGACGAGCATCCTGGCTAAAACCTGCAGTACCTTTACGGTGTACGCTGTGTTTGGCATAGCTGAGGTCTGGCAATGATTTTAAATACAACTGCCCTAAAATATCTTCTAACTCTGCCTGACGCTGTGCATTCAAACCAAAACTGCCCAACTCATTGAACAGGTTGGTCATAAAGCCACGGCCTACTCCATCACGCGCAGCATCATATTCCTTATCCAGCATTGGCTTATGCACTTTGGCATTCGGGTAATCACCGTGCAGGATCTCACGCAGTTTATGTGCTTCAGATAAGGTTTCAGCACGACTGACACTAATCACCTGATCTTTTGCATCACGAACCAGTACTACATATTTACCGAAACGCTGTAATGGGAAGTACACGCCTTGCGTATAACCAAAGAAATTGGCATCCATCTGCTGCAGTAATTCAGTCTTCTTCTGATTACTCATACTTGAGCGCAGAATACGATCCTGAATTGCCTGGCGCACATCACGGTGATGCTTTTTATAGGCATCACGTGCTTCTCGATAAACCTTTTTCGCATCATCAGATAATGCATCAAACTGTTTTTTTAGCTTGGCATATTCTGCAACATTGTCACCTGGCTGATATGGCTTGGCCGGATCGATCTTGGCCAAGGTTGCATCATGCATTACATTGGCCAACTCTTTTTCATCTTTTAAGTCAGCCCAACGACGTGCCAGTTCATCTGACATTGCAGCCACTTCATTCTGATCAGCATCCATCATCGCCACCATATCGTTATATGGTTTTAATTGTGGTAATAGCTTTTGATACAACTCTGTCAGCTGACGACGGCCCAGTGCACCTAATACATACTGCAATGCATGTGTGGCTTTATACCCTGCTTCGGTTTTAAGTTTATTACGGCCCTGCTTATTCATATTGCCGACTAGATTCTGAATAATCTGCTGTGCATTGGCCTGCCGGCTAAATCGAATGTCGGTATCTTGACTGCTAAATAGTCCAGTATTTCCAACGGCTGATTTGACCTGTTCGGGGTTAAATGCGACTAGATAGTCCATATCGTTGAACTGGTGCCGAATCCCGTTAAAACCGTCCTGCATAGCGCCAACAATCTGCTCACGTGTGGTCTTGGAATTGCTATCAAACATCTCTGGGATATTGGCAAACAGTGGCATCACTGTCCCTTCACTGTTTTGAGAACGACTGCCAGCATAATTTTGCGCTTCTTCATAACGATCGGTTAGATACACGCCACGACCCAGTAAACCACCTCCGAGTTTAAAGCGGGTAAATTGGGAAGATGTACCGTGGTAAACCACTTGAGGTTCGCCATTCTCGTCGACCACTTTAGAGGCAGTCTCAGGGCTATTTTCCCAGTCACCAAACCATTGTTTAAATTCTGGTGTCCGTACCTGCAACCACTGTTGTTCAGTCAGATTAGTTGGCTGGCCATTCGGTGCTTTCATCCACTGATCTGTACCCTGAAGTTGAGCACGCACATTTTCTACAGAAGTCGGTTCGGCAATCTGCTGCTGGATCATGCGGTTGGCCAAAGCCACCATATCGTTTTCATTCAGGTTTAAATTGATACCCAAGCGATCAAAGGCCCATGCCTTCACAGCACTCACGACCTTATCAATAAAACGCTTGATTGCACTTTTTTGCAGGGCATTCATTTCCTGCTGAGTCGAAGCCAGGGTTAAAAGATAAGGTAGGTATTCCAGCTGCTGTGTTTTGGCATCAGTTTCCCGTTCGGCAAGACGTTTGGCTTCTAGTGCAAGCGGATGTTTACGCTGTACCATATCGTTGAATATACCCATAAGGTCGGCATATTTTTCTTCACTCATGACATTCTGGAAGCCGCCATGCCCACCCAGCTCATGCAGGAAGGTTGGAATTATGCTGGTTTCATTCAGGTTGCTTGCAACCAAGGTCACACGGCCATTCTGATAAAAACCTTCCACACCTGGTTCATCTACAGTGCTGACAATATCCAGCAAGCCACGACGCTCTAGGCTAGAAATGGTCTTTTCACCGAAGCGCTCAACTAGAGCTTCACGGACTTGTTCTGGTGTCTGGCCAGACTGCACATTATCTTGAGCACGACTATAGAGACGTGAACCGGTATCAGTCTTCTCAGTCTGCAACCCGCCGATCAGATCATCAAAAGCCTGATTGATTGCAACACGTTCCTCACCAGATGGGAAAGGACGTTTTACCCCATACGGCGTGAGGATGCCCACATTTTCAGGACCATAATTCAGGAAAGGACTACGGGCATTCTTGGCAGCGATCTTATCTTCTACATAACCCTGGAATGCACGTGCCGACATTTCGTGTGGAGTCGTCCAATAGTCACTACCACGCCCTTGATCCAGTTCTTTGGCATTCATGGCGAATTCAGTCGGCACAGACTTGTACTTGGTGGTGCTTTGCTGTGCATCAGCCAGCATTTTAAGACGGCTCATATAGCGGCTCATGCTGCCACGAAGATAGTCCAGCACTCCCTTAAAGTCTGCATTAAATCCTGATCGGCCACGGACAGCTTTAAAAATCTCATTGATCTTATCCAGCGCATCATTGGTATGGCGGTACCCACCAAAAGTACTACGGCTTTTGGGGTTCTTACGCGCCTCAGTCTCAAGCAACTGGCCTGTGATAATAAGCTCTGCTGCAGTGTCGAACTCTGCCAGCTGGTCTGCAGAAGCAGGTTTATTAAACCGTTTGTAGTACTGCGGATCGAGCTGCTTGGTCAGGTTCTCACGGATAGAATTTAGCTTATCCTGAACTTCGTCACGTGAACGTGCTACAAACTCGTCTGCTGCCTGGGTATCTTCAATATAAGCCTGTGACTTTTTAAACATGGTCACCATGAGCTTTTCAAAGGCATTGCGCACATCTTCACGCACACCCGACTTCACCACCTTGAAACCATGACTTGCAAAGCGATCTGCCGGGTTCGATTTTACGTTCAGGCTACGTGAGCCATCTTCATGCTGGATCCATGCAGAACTGGCTGAACCATCCTGGCGTGACAGGTAATGATCGAATGCGTGCCACCATTCATGCGCCAGAGATCCGGCACCGTTCATTTTGGTGAGATTGATCACGACACGATTAGATTCATAATGTGCTTTGGCACTACTCAGTCCTTGACCACGTGCACCAAATGCCAGTGCAAGTTCTCCATTCAGGCTTAAAGCTTCTGGTGGGATATTCAAGACTTCAGCCAGATCCATCAGGCCATCAAATGCATCATTCAATAATTCCTGACGCTCTGCCTGGTTATTCCAGTTGCCGAACTCGACTCCACGGAATCCGAATACACGGCTAAAGTCAGAATCTTTGGCATCTCCTTCACGGCGAGCAACACCGGTACGCTGAGTATTCTCAGGACGTGGCAAATCCAGTTCACCAAATGTGGTATTGGTCTCTAAAATTTCCTGCGCATGACGTACCAGATATTCATTTGCTGCATCACGGGTATCAAACAACTGCTGCACAACCTGCACATGCTTGCGGTCTGATACGGTTCGGACAATGATGTAGCCTTTTTTTCCATCTTTTGTGTCAGTGGTGACACGATGCTTCATGGCAACCGCTGCCACAGGTAAAAACTTCTCAGCTTCTTCCTGGCTATTAAACATTTGATTGGTCAGGCGACGGTTATTGCCCATCCAGTCCTTATTTTTGGTATCTGAAATCGTCCACTTGCCGACTTCAGCTGGATTGGATGATGCTGCAATTTCCGAAATCTCAAAACGCTTTGCCCAAGTCGGACGGTCATCTTTAGGTTTTTCTGCTACAGGTTTTTTACCAGTTTTTACTGCAGTGTCTTTACGTGCACCACCAATTTTTTCACCAAAGTCCTGAATGACTTCTTTTGGTTTTTTGACTGCAGGCTTTTCTAAGGAAACAGCCTTTGAACCATCCGGTTTTTCCGAGTTTGTTTTGGTACCCTCATTCATAAGGGTACCATTTGCATTTTTCTTTTGCGCCGGAGCTGGACTGTCTTGCACCAGAGCTTTTTCTTGTTTCGGTGCTTTCCCCACCCATTTGCCCGTAGCAGGATGCTTCATTCCCAGAATTTCAACACGGCCATTTTCATGCTGTACCGCATGATAGTTTGGATTCTTAAGTGCATTTCTCTTTTTAGGGACGCTGTGTAGGTCAATGGTGAATTCATCAGCCAGTGTTTCCACATCAGCCATTACGCTTTCAAGACTATCACCATAGTCACGCTGAACATTCTGTGGATCAAGAGTGGTTTCAGACTGAGGTACTACAGTCTCACCTGCAGGTTTCTTGGTATCCCCATCTTTTAACCAAGTCTTAAACTCATCCTTATTCATGGCGCGAACCGGCCCAACCTTCCAGCCCTTATCAAAATTGGATGAATAGGCCTGAACTGCATCTTCCTGTGAATTAAAGCCCATCATTACTTTATGTTCATCAAAGCCACCAGTTTTCTGGTCTATCTGATCAACGACAAAGATCTGTTCAGACTCAGGATTACGGCCTACATAGGTATCAATGTGTTCATTGTCTGCGCCAGTTGTTTTTTTGATATAACCATAATGGTCACTCATGGTATGTGCCCATTCTTTTCCATCAGGATCGGTACCACGACGTTCAGAACCACGCGGATTTTCTACAGCAATATCTAAACCATGAACTTTGATATGTCCCTTCTTGTAATTTCCGGCTTCAATTTGTGCCTGGGTCGGTTCTGGCAAATCATTCTGAATGCTGGTCGCGGCTGCATGGGCTGCATTGTCTAAATCAGAATCTTCGTTATTACCTAGCCATTCACCGCTATGTTGATCCTTAACAGCCGTGACTTTACCGATAAAGGTTTTCGGGTTGTAGTCGATCTTATAATTTGGGTTGTTCTTAACCTTGTCATATTCACGGTCAGATAACTCATAACTGCCTGAACTTTCAATTTCGTCAGCAATCGCAGTGACACGTGCATTTGTTAGACCATGGGTTTCACGTACACGATCATTTGCTTCAGTGAAGATTTCAGGGTTTGCTTCACGCATTCGTTGACGTACAGCATTTACTTTTGCAATAGAGCGATCCATCTTGGCAAAGTTTTCACGATGATTTTCAACAGTAGACTTTTGCGGGCTGTCGATATTCACATCGCTTTGCGTCTGAATAGAAAGTTCATTCTGTAGTTCAGTAATCTGCTTACGGATCTGTGCCTTTTTAGGTACTGATTTTTCAATGACAAGCTGTGCTTCCAGTTCGGTTACTTTGGATTGAGCATCAAGTAGTTTGGATTTTGCTTCGCTAGTTTGGATTTCATTTAGACTTTGGTTAGGTGGGACGATCTGACCTGCATCAGATTTCGCAGGTTGTAATCCCTTCTGCGCTGTTCCTGTTGTTGCTCCCATTGCAGACGCTGTAGTGGTGTCATACTGTTCAGAAACTGATTGGCTTCCATTGTTAATCGGTGCATTTCCTTGCTGTATTGTTCCATTCTGAATACCTTCATCAAACGTGATTGGTGCATTTTGTTCTCCTTGCTGACGCTGTTTCAGTTGTTCAATCGCCGTAGTAACGTCTGCGCCATAAGTATTCTGCTTGCCATGGATCTGTTCAGGTGTAAGTTCACGTGCTGCATCTGCTGCCTGTTGCAATGGTACATTACTGTCTTCAGTCTTCTCGGCAGCGTTAGAAGTTGTTTCAGCTGCCGCTTGTGCCTGCATTTCAATTTGCATCTGCTGAGATACACCACTGTCTACAGCTGTTGCAGCTGCTGCAGAAAGTGGACCTAGATTTGGATCAAGCCCCATCTGCTCGGATGGTGTTAAATCGACTTTCTTGGAGTCAATAATAGGTTTTTGAGGATTATTATCAAAAGGACTGATACCGTTATAGTCCACCACAGGATCTGGTGTTTCTAAACCAAACGTATTATTAAATTGAATCTGACGTTCTAAATCAGTTTGACCTTGCTCGGGTCGCTCAAAGTCAATGCCATTGTCTGCTTGCTGTGGCTGTTCATCAACAAGACTTAACTGTGTAGCTATTTCTGGGGGTGCATAGTTCACGCCATTCTCATAACGCGGATTCCCATCGGCCGCCTCTAAACGGTTCATGTCAATGATCGGGCTAGCTATTGGTGCATTATCGGAAAATGGATTTAATTTGCTTGGGTCAAGCACAGGATCTGGCACATCTCCACCAAATAATTGTGATTGCGCATCACGCATCGCTTGGGTTTCTTGGGCTTGCTGTGCAGCTTGTTGCGCTACTTTAAGCTGTTCTTGAGCGTTATAACGCTGGTTATGACCTTGTACATTTAAGCCTGAAGCAGCACCACCCATGGTCATGCCTGCCAATGCTCCCATGACGATCGCATCGTCCACACCATCCATCAGGTCTTTGTTTAAGGCATAGTTCTGTAATACCTGCTCTTGTGCTGACTGTGGTAATTCCTCAAGCAAGCCTTCACTCAGTGCACCAAGTACAACATGTTTTGGCACCTGTTTGAGTGGCACCTTGGCAATTTCACCAGCCACTTGCTGTGCATTGGCACCGGCAAGCATACTATCAATATCACCGAAGCCAAACTTCTTCGCTACCGCACCACCAGCTAAACCAAATAGTGTGCCGAGTGCACCTGTTGCCACTGATGCTGCTACCTGATTGCCAGTGAGTAGACCATCATCAGTTTGCTGACGGATATTCTCTGCTTGAGATCCGGCCATCATTGTACCTTCACCAATTGCACCACCCACCATTGGGCTAATTGCCCCTTTGGTTGCGGTACTCAGGCCACGGCCGACTAAACCACCTGCGACCATAGTTGGTAAAGATTCAGCCACGGTATTGGTGATTAATGTTGGATTTGTTAAAGCGACTTTGGTTTTATCAATGATTCCTTCAGCATCGCTAAATTTTTGTGACTGTGCTTTAGCTTGATCCGTTTTCTTATCTGCCCAGTATTCACGACCGGAACCAGGTGTATACAAACCTGAATCTTCCACAGTCTTTCCGACCGCACTGCCAGTGAGTATGTCCCCTATACCGATCGCAACGTCCGGGAGTGATGCTGCGCCTGCTGCAAGAGAAGCACCAATATCTCGTACATGGCCACTGAAACCCTTTGATTTTTCAACTTCTGGTTCTGGATTCCCATTCCACTTATGCTCCCAAGGCTTTTTATTCTGGGTGCTAACAGAGGTTTCGGCAGGCTGATTCCAGCTCTGTTCCCACGGTTTCTTTTGTTCAGACATGACATACTCCTACGGTATGTGATGAATGATGCTGCTTTACATTTCTGTCAGTCGAACCCTATACAGGTGTTGCTAAATGATTAAAGTTTAACTATCGTAAATTCAAATAATTATGATTTTAGGTTTGGGGTTATGTTTTGCAGTCAGTGTGGTCAAAGTAATATAGAAAATGCAAAATTTTGTAGCAGTTGTGGGAGTAAATTAGAAAATTTTGATGAAAGCCAAGCAGCTTTCCAACAACCAACTAAAAACGATAATGAGCTGTTAACAGGACATAAAAAAAAGCAGCCTAGACTTTGGAACCCCAATGCCGCAATAAATTGGAGTTTGTTACTTACTCCGGTATTTGGCTCATACTTACAAATGAAAAACTGGCAGGAAATAGGCAGCACCACTGAGGCAAATAATGCAAAATACTGGTTGATTGGCACCATAATATTTATATTATTTTTAAATCTAGGCACACCCTTTATCTGGGATGACCCTTACCAATTACAAACCTATCCAAAAAGTTTAGGCATTTTATATATTATTGTATGGTATTTTGCTTTTGCTAAATCTCAATCTGATTTTGTCAAAAAACATCTGCATAGTAATTATCAAAAAAAATCATGGGGTATTCCACTTATTATTGCGAGTATTATTTTAATTTCTTCTTTCACTATATTAGACTTCCGTCATAAATCAAAAAACGTACAATTTATTTGATCTTAAATTAATCAGCAAAATTATTTAATTCAAGAGATAATCCTTGGATGAAATTCAAAGATATTCAAAAATTATCAAACGTTAAGTTTCGTAGGCTTACCGGTGTTAGTTGGGCTACATTTAACCTCATGTTGGCCGAGCTAAATAAGCATTTACCTCGTCATATTGGTAAAGGACGACCGCATAAATTACCGTTGGAAGATCGTTTGCTCTTATGTATAGAATATTGGAGAGAATATCGAACATTTTTCCATCTTGGTATGAGTTACGGTGTATCTGAAACGAGTGCAATTCGTATCACACGTGTTATTGAAGATACCTTAATCCGTTCTGGAAAATTCAACTTGCCAAAACAACTTCCTAATCGAGATGAAGTGGATTGGGAAGTTGTTGTGATTGATGCCACTGAAATATTAGTTCAACGTCCAAAAAAAACAGAAGAAATGGTATAGCGGTAAAAAAAAGCGACATACCTTTAAATTTCAGCTATCTATGCACTATATAACAGGTGAAATACTGAGTGTATGTGGAAGTCATGGAAGCATGCATGATTTTAAAATATTTAAAAAAAGCATGAGGAAATTAAAATTTAAGCCCTTTTTTATCGTTGATAAGGGTTATTTAGGGATAAAGAAATTGGGTTTTGGATGCCTCATGCCATCTAAAGCAAAGAAAACTGAAAAACTAGATTCTGAATTAAAAAAGTTAAATAAAGAGATTGGTCGTAGACGAATTCAAGTAGAGCATGTATTTGGAAGGATGAAATGTTTTAAGATTTTATCTTGTGTATATAGAAATCGTCGTAAAAGATTAAACCTGCGGTTTAATTTACTTGCTGGCATATACAATTTAGATTGGGTGAAAGATAAACAATTAAATTGATTGAAAAATGATTTATGAAGGAAGTCTATTGATGGCCACAAGCTCAACAATTATAGATGCTAAATACAAAAGCTCTGCATTAAATAATCAAAAGAAACCGTGGGAAATGGATTGGGATCAGACTAACAGTCAAGTGCAAACTGAACAAAATACAAATGCAGAAAATCATTCTGAAAAATATGTCCAGGAATCAAATTCAAGTAATCCATTTTCTGACCCAAACTATGGGAAAGACCTGAACATAAGCGATAAAACACAAAGTGCTGAGCAACTTCATTATGATTCTATATTAGCTGCACATCCAGATGCACTGGAAATAGCCAAGCAAAAAGAATTTGAAAACTGGATAAACTCACATTCACCAGAATGGCGAAAATATTATGATGATGTAGCCAATTCCGGTACTGCAGATCAGGTTATTCAAATGATGAATGATTATAAAGCAAATATTATCCACTAATAAAAGGCCACCTTTATGGTGGCTTTTTACTGACTTAATTGGGTTAAATTGATTCCCATGAAGATTGTTGAGATGGATCACCACCCTTATATCTATACCCTTCTCTAATTTCTCCCGGTTTGGGAATGCTATTCGATGAAGGTGAAGTATTTAAATACTGTTGCGTCTGGGTATCAAAAATCTGTTGCGGACGATTAACCATAACATTGGCATTCTGATCCCATTCTTGGCCACCACCAACCGTCATGTAACGATCACGACCATTTTGCTCTTTCGCGCCAGTTAAGCGGTCGATCCGTGCCTGAATAGATTGACGCTGCTCATCTGTTTCGGCCTTATCATACATTTCATGCAGTTTTTCAGCCCGTTCAGTCTGTCGAATACCAAAACCTTCTTTTTTCTCAGTCAAGTTTTGCTGACGTTGTTTCAGGCCGAAATCAGTATTGAACTGGTAGTTGTCCTGACCCAGACTGGCAGCATGCCGCATATTTTGACCAGACTCTCGCATTCCAGTCTGTAGAATATTGGCCGAGTTATCTTCAGTGTTGTTTTGTATGCTGGTCGCATTATTCGCATCGGTAATATATCTTTGGTTTGCTAAATTAGCATCACCATCAATTAATTGCTGTCTGAGTCGAAGTTGCCCACCTGTTAATCCTCTTGCTCCCTTAATCACTGTGCTTGCATCTCTAAACAAAGCCTTACGCTCTGCCTCATCAAATTCACTTCGCTGTGGTGCTTGAGGCTGTCTCATGGCTCCAAAGCCTTGCCCTTGCGGATTCATCCGCTGTGCAATAGCGGCCTGAATCTGCTGTTCACTTGGCCCCATCTCCCGGGTATTGGCCATAAGATTTTTTACACCCTGCGGGTCTCTGCTAGGGGTGATCCCACCCGCAAAACCACTACTTTGCAACTCTGGAATACCTGTGGCACGGGCTTGAGCTGCCGCACTTGGATTTGCATAGCTAAAGCTATTACCTTTTTGCTGAATTGCATAAGGATTAGTATTAGTTGATGCGGGTTGTGCTGTCTGCCCTCCAACCGATGAGCCGTACATAGCATCATTTAACTGATCGTTAAACGATGGCGCTGTATTTGTTTTTTGCTGGGCAGCATTATTTTTAGGTGTACCACTTACAATTGATGCCACCTTAGCAGCTGGTTGTGGTTGTGTTTGATTTTCTGTGCCTGATTTCGCTCCAGACAGGCCAAACATTTGCCGCATACCTAGTCGCGCCTGATCGAAACCTTGCCCTGAAAATTCAGCACTAGGTGCAACCATATTGCCACGGTTTGGATTATTTGCACCACCAATCCAAGCTGCAGTACTGCGAGCACCTTCACCTGCACCAGCTGCTAACGCCCCTGCACCACCAATTAAACCTTTACCTAGACCTGTTGCTGTGTTTACCAGTCCACCCACAGGATTCCATGCGCCATTATCATGTTCTGGCGCGAGGAATGTTTTTGCAGTTTTACCAATCCCCCAACCACTTGATTGTGGCTGTTCTTTTGGCTGCACTTGTTGTGTACTTGCTTGAGTTGGAGCTACCGCAGGTGCATTCACTTTAGGTTGTGCTGCTGGAAATTGAATATTCTTGTTATCAGTCAGTGCAATTGCAGTCGATGGTTGGTTAAACCCACTGCGCGGCTGTCCTGCCCCCAGACTCCCTTGTGGCTGGCTCTGTGTTTTTAAATTCCGTTTCCATTCATCCTCAACCAATCCACCATCCCGAAAGAACAACTCTGGCTTTTCACCTGGTTGATCCATGATGGTTTGTGGTAAGCCGCTCGGGGTATGGGTCTGATCTTTCATTTGATCCAAGGCTTGTGCACCGACCGCATGCACCTGTTCTGGTGTCATCTGGAATTCGCCATTACTGACATTTACATCGACTGGCCGGCCTTGACCAAGCTGTTCTAAATTTTTCTCACCAATCTGAGCGGTTGAGTCTGCCGGCATGATATAAGTTCCATCTGGCACAGTCTTTTGTACATCATCAGACGTACCTGTACCCGGACCTTTGATTTTTCCGCCCTGTTTTGGCTGCTGCTTTTTAATTCCGAAGCTCATAAAAAAGCCCTAAATCTTATTTGATTGGTAAAAGATTACCCACCAGATAAGACTTAAGGCGAACCCTAGAGGGCTTACTAAAAATTAATAATAGTTGTAGCTATGGGTTTCGCTTTTGCTTTCGCTTTCGCTGGTCGATGAACTTAAGCCAACACTACCCGATGCACTCATGCTTGCAGATACATGAAGTGCAGACATGGCACCTGCTGCAAGTTGTGCATTGACTGTTCCAACGGCCTTAGCCGCTTCGAGCGCAAGTTTAGATTTCTCTAAGCCTTTGTTCATATTGAAATCGTATTTCTTCATCATCAGATCAGCACGTGCAATAGCCATACGCGCATTAGTTTCTGCAATACGTGTTTGAGAATCCAATGTCGAAATATTGGTACGCGCCACCATATCAATGTATTGGCCTTGCATTTGCAAATTAGAAATTTGCGTCCGTGACTGCATCTCAGCAAACCGAGCTTTTAAGTCTGCCTGGCTTGTCATGATACGAATATTGCCTTCGGTGTTTTTAACTAGCATGTCTTGATTGGCAAGTGCTACACGTGTCGAGAGTTCAGTTTTCTTAAATTGTGTTTCCATATCCGAAATGGCATGACGTGTAATTAAATCACTCCATTTCAATTGTGTTTCAGCTGCATTAATCTGCATACGTGAATTAATTTCAGCATAACGCCCGGCCATATCTGCTTCTGACAAAGCGATTTTGCTTTGCAGGTCAAGGTTAGCCATGGCCGACCGCGCCACCAAATCGTTATGCTTCGACTGCATCTCTGCATTCGATAGTGCAATTCGCGCTTTAATATCTGCATTCTTCCCAATCAAGTCAGCATTCGCGCCTTGAATCCGGGAGTTGGCTTCTTTCACTTTGGTATCTGCTTCAACATTACCAAGTGCCACACGTGTTGCCAGTTCGCTATGGCGCATTTGTGCATCAAGATTGGCAAGATTAATCTTCGACTGCGTATCCATCACTTTCGATTGTGCATCGACGTTAGCCAATGCAATCCGTGAATTAATATCAGCATACTTGCCGGATAATTCAATGTTGGCAATATTGGTACGCGATACAAGATCGGCCATCTTGCTTGAATAGTCCACTTCGGCTAGACGGTTTTGAACACCTAACTTATACATCTCGACGGACTGCATAAAGTGTGTGGTCGTGTTTTGCGCTTCGGCCAATTGGTAATCAATCCGATGTTTCTCTTGCGCAAGATCGGCATGGTATTTATCAAGCCTTAATTTTTCATGATCAATATTTGCCGCTTGGTTTCTAATCAAGATTTCATTTTTTTGTGCGTATGCTGAAATGCGATTGGTATAGTTTTGAATCAATTGATCATTGACTGAAAGTATAGTTTTATTCGCATCAACTTCGGTTTGATACATACCCAGGCGTAATTTATCAAAGTCAATCTCGGTTGAAACTGCATCCACCTCTGCACGATATAATTCAATCTTAGATCTCAGGGTATCGTTACGTTGCGCTACGGCTTTAAGTTGTGAGTTATACACGTCAACTTGCGTGTTAATCGTCTGCAATTTGGTCTGATATACTTCGAGCTCTTGCCTACTTACCTCTTGCTCCATTTTCTTAGATTCGAGATAAACCTTGTAATGATCAAGCTCTTTGAATTGGTGTTCTACCTGAAGTTTATACACTTCAAAATACAGCTTGAATGCTTCGTTCTCAGCGCTATACATTTGCACAACAGCATTATAGATATTCCAAAACGCTTCCATCCGATACTTAAATACTGCAAACTCATAATCACGCTGATCGAGATAGCGTTTATACAAGATTTCTTCGAGTTGTAATCCTTTTTCAATTAAGAAACGGACTTCATCCACTTGCTTGTTAAATGAATCCACACTAATCGTGCGGTTGGCTTCGGCCACACGCATCCGGCCTTCTTCCCGAATTGCGTCCATGCGTTTATCAAGTGCACCTTGCGGTGCAGTAAATCCGCGTGATGACCAATCATCTCGAACTTGTTGTACGGCTCGTGTCGTTGCTCTGTTTTCCCGATCTTCGGCAGCGTTATATAGCAATTTTTCAATATTTTGATAAATCTCAGACCAGGGTGTACCTTCACCGTTAGTCCATTTTGCAATTCGATCATATTGATTTTGAAATACCTTGGCTTCTTCTTTGAACTGCTCCTGATAGCCGCCCTCCTGAGTTTGAAGCAGTTGATCTAAGTCTTTGGTTATACCACTTTCATAAGCTGCTATCGCTTCTTGTACTTTATCCAGTTCGGGAGGTTCTTCATCGAACGTTTTAAGCTCTTTATATTCATACTCTTTGAGCTCTAGTTGTAGAACTTGAGGAAACTCACCAAAGTCAAGATCAGGTGCTTGAACATCATCAATTTTAAAATCGATTTCGGGTTTTGTTGGTAGATGGTAGTCATTACTTAATTGAGGTGCTGTTGGCACAACGAACTGTTCCATCGTCGGCTCATTTTCATTAAAGCCGTTGGTGTCAAGTTGTACTGGCTCACTAAGTGTAAAATTCTCTTGTCTAAAATCTAATCCTTGCGGCTGCGGTGCTTGTGGTGCTTGTGGCAGCGTGAACTGCGGTAAATCCGGTATCGGTGCTAACTGTGGTTCAACCGATTGAAGATCAGGCGTAAAGTTCGGTGCGTCAATCGTGCCACTAAATTGTGGCACATTGGCCGGCATTGGGGCCTTTACCAAATCCAGGCCCACATCATCTAAAACCGGCAGGTCAATTGTGTCCGGTGCGGCCGGAATCGGCAAATGATCTAGGTTAATGGGTTGCGGTGACACTAATGGTGGCGGTGCCAGGCCGCTTAGGTTTGGCACCAATGGCGGCTCAAGTCTAAAATCAAATTGCGGTAACTGTGCCGGATTCGGAACTGAAACATAGGTAATGTTGGGCGCATCAAGATTATTATCTGTACCAAGTTGCGGTATGCTGTCCGGCAATTGTGGCATGGTCAGGTTATCGCCAATACCACCACTTTCAATATTAATGCCGTCTAAATTATCAGTCGGCATGTCAAAATTCACCGCATTAGCCATCTCATCCAATGCTTTACGTGTGCCGCTTAGAAATTCTTTTGACTTATCTTCAAGGAATTTCATTTTATCGTTGACTTGATTAACAACCGGCTCAACTACATAAGATGGATCGGCTCTCCAAGAAACCATTACACTCTCCTTTTGGTCTGTGTCAGATCAATACTAAGATCGTTTAGGTAACAGTGCGAACCAGTCACCTTGACCGCAAACGAGAAGTGTCGCCCTCTCAAACCACGCCCGAATATGACTCGGCCATTGGTTAAATCGTCGGCACGTTCTTGGTTTAATCGATAACGATATTTCTGTAATGCTCCGCTTTGTGTGGTACCCACCACTACATCAAGCGACTTATCCTCACCGCGCAGCTCATATTCAAGATAGGCACCCAATGGATGCACCAATGCACCACGCCCTAGATCAATCTTGCCGGATTGAATTTCACCTTGAACTGTATCTTCAGCATCAATGACAAACACACCTTGATCATTAAGCCCAATCAATTGACCATTCACCACGGCCAAATCATCAAAATAAAAATCTTGGTAGCGACTCATGGCCCAATTATCTACATTCGCGGTCCAAGCATGGCCGCCATGTTGACCATCATTGATAGTATCTTCAAGGAACATCCAATCAGTAAAGTCTTGCTTGGCAAGCAATTGGTCTTGCCACTGGTCTTTCACTTGTAAAATATCGTCAATGACATGGCGATAGGTGCCAAGCACCACAATGGATTCAGCAATGCGTACTTCGTCATCGATATACTGTTTTAAACGTGCCTTGTCCTTGGATTCATCAAGGACCTGTAAGGCATCATGCAGTAATTCAGTCGCCTTGCGTTGTACTGTATCGTGAATCTGTACGCGATCATCGACGTGCTGTTGACTGTATTTAATCCCGGTGATTTCATCAATGCTTTTTAGTACATCAAGCGTACTTACACGTGTACGATGTTGTAGTTGATCAACGACTTGTACGTGATCTTCGATGCTGCTGTAACGCTTTACAGCGTCATTCACGCTATCTTGTAGTTTAAGTTGATCTTGATTATGGCCTTTGGCCAATTGCACACCGCTTGCTTGGTCAGCAATATGCAGTTGATCAATAATGCGCTGTTGAGTTAAATCGCGTACATCATCCCCGGCTGTAACATGATCTTCAATCAATGTCCGGCCAATGGCGCGATGATATACGCTATCTCTGGTTTTAAGTTGATCTTGAATGTGATTCTTAAAGGTTTGTGTACCCTCAAAACCTTCAACAACCTTGAGTTGTTCATGTGTTAATAGCCGCATCTTTTCGCAGTATTGCACATTGATAAGTAGTGCATCATCAATACGCTCAAGCGTTTGCCGGCTGTCTTGCAGCCGGTCAATGGCTTTGGCTAGTTCAACAATATTTTGCCGAGCATTTAAGCGATCCTCTACATGATCTTGAACCCGAACCGATTCGTCCACCGGCTGTAAGGTCCTATCAACCACGCTATCTTGAATCGTGACACTATCTGCTATGGCCGGTGGTGCAATCAAGTACCCAATGACCACCGCAATACGCGCACTTTCTTCAACTACACTTTTCAGCGTTGACCAAAAACTGTCACTGCCGTACACAGTTTCTTGCACATCATCACGGTAAAGGCTCATAGACTGCTCCTGTAGGCGTGGCGAACCACACCCATGCTTATACAGATAGACTTAAACGATAGCTAAGTTCGTACACATCGTTATTCTGGAAAGTACGTGCTGCTGCATACTTGGTCGCAGAGATTAATGTGCCGGTGTTACCGCCACGTGTAGCGTTGGTTAAGAGTGCTGCACCAGTCACGTTTAATTGTGAGGTGGTGGCAATAGTCACGGATGCAACTGCGGCCAGGTTTTCAATCGAATTGCCGTTGGTGTCGGTTGGATTCCATTGTGGACGTGTGGCGTTTGTATAGCCTTCGGAAAGGCTGACAATTTCACCGGCCACGCTTGCAAAGTTCGCTGCGGTCCAATTGGCTGCCGGTGCGGTTGAGCCGCTAAACAGGGCTAAGTAGTAGCCGCTTGCTTTGGCTTTTGCGCCTAACGCCACGTTCAAGATATGGGCAATCCCTTCATTGACTACAAGGTTCGGTGTACGCATCCATTCACCGCCATTGATCCGGTCGAAGTATTCACCACGCGCCAAAATACCTTGCTTGGGGAAGTAAATCCCCTCATCCGTTAGGTCGAAATTTTCATTGTGAACCGCTTGTGCTAGTTCTTTTTTAAGTTGTGTCATTGCAATAACCTTGTTTAAAAACAATAAGGTTACTTTATGATCGTGGTGATTCTACCGTCAAACCCTACACACCGACCACTTTGACCACTTACTCCTTGTATATGCTTGCTCTGCATTTCAATTAATTGGCCTTGATTTGATCCCATACATAAGCCGTTGCTTGCCAACCATAGCGCAGTACGACCACCGCCTTGTCCGACTTCACCGGCATCTTGATTATCTAAAGTGATGGCTGTTCCCTTGATTGGTGCTTGTGCAGTTTTCACTTCAAAGGTGAAATTATCAGGACTTGTGCCACGTAAAAACACCACCTTGTCAACCTGACCAACCCATAGACCACCTTCAACACCCACTACAAAGCTGATGCGCTGCGGTAGTCGCACATAGTCATATCGTGCATCGGTTAAGTGGTAGGTCATGCTTTGGGAAAAGTGCAGCATATTTTTATCGGCTGTGACCAATCGCCCTTGCCATTGCGTTAAAAACTGACCGCTTGGCATCTTGGATAAATGCTGAAAATTAGCAGGTCGCCCACTTGATTCAGCGGTGATATTGACTTCAACAGCATCGGCTGCATATCTGCCATATAAATACAGTTCAGTGCCATTGCTTGAAGTGATATAGACATTCACCCCGGTGATTCCTTCGCCTTTAATCAATGGCACAGTGACACGAATACCGGCATCACCTTCGACACTGATGAACTCAGTACGTGATAACTCCGATTCTATATCGCCACTTAAGTACGAGATGGCTACACCATATTGACCTGCCGATAAACTGCCTGCATCCTTCATCAAGAACGGATAACCAGGTGCATCGAGAGTGATTTTATTTAAGACCGCACCATTGAAGGTAAAAATCCCAAGGCTACCGGCAATGTAGACCAAGTTATTGACCACTTCAAAATTGGCATCATGGCCGACTTGACCGAGTTCTGTGCCGCTAAAGCTGATCGGATCGACTTTATACAGCATCCCCACGTGGTCCATACCGAATACGTCTTTGTGTAGCGGTGATTGCCATAGTTTTGTATAGACCCGATCGGATACCTTACGCCCGGACTTGCGAAGCTCGGCACTGCCGCGATCTGAAATATCAAAGTTGATAATATCGCGCATAAAATATGCCGGACTCTGGCCGCCAACGGTAAGTGCGTCATCATGAGAGGTATTATCTATACCTACGATTGGTAATAATTTCATTGTGTACCTATTCGTTAATCACACCAATGAAAGTGTGAGATTGTTCATTACTGGCAAGTCGGGAGTATCCAAATTTGTATCTTCGACCATGCTCATCTTTGACAGATATGTTCGCATAGTTGACCGATCCAAAAATAACCTTACAGCCATCCTGAAAAAACACGTTGCCAAACTGATCAGGTGACCTTGCATAAAACTCACTTGCATGTTCACGTGTGTGCAACTTATTTGCCATTTCATTGATCGAAACATGCAACTCATATTTGGTGGCAGGCGTACTGATTCTTTCCCTAAAACTATAGGTTTCAACCGTTGGTGGTTCGCCACCATAACGGTCCAGTGTTACCCCACCTGTCGGTGGATTAACCAAGTGGCTAACGTCTTGAGGTAAAGGACCTATCCAGTCCCCACTATCAGCAAAATCACTATAAGGGCCAGTATTGCTGTAATAATGTTCTTCTGCCCAAACCAATTTTCCATCCGTAGGTTTCGGTTTACCGGTCTTTTTGCAGCCCCCATCAAACGAATGGAAAGTGGGTTCATAAGTCCAGAACTCATAGCTATGTGGATCTTCTACCCACATCATACTTAATGATTCATTATATTCGCTTGAGCTGGTGACTTCCTTAAAAGCAAATATGGCTGCTGAGCGCATATAAAACGGCACTACAAAGGCTTCCACAATTTGCTTATTCGATGACTCCCATTCCTGGGTTTTATGGGTGTAGTATCGACTTCTTCTTAGCCTTCCATCAGTCCAGAAATAGAAGTGATACACGGCTAAAGGCTGTCCATAGCCCTTGTCTTCACCGTAGATTTTGGTCTTGATTTCCAGTGGCGCAATTTCCTGTCTGCGGTCAAAATCAGTCGAATAGAAAGTGCCTTTCAAACCGGTTAAGCCTGAATACTCGACCTGCTCCCAATTACCGACAATCATCACGTCATCAAAGTTACCCTCAATGGTTTTGTAAAACTTTCTTTCGTCATGGAAGTTTTTAATTACTTTGAGGTCGTTGTTAATATAATAAGCAAAAACAATGGTATCTATTTTGGGATAAGAGGTTATAGGTCCTTGAGGTGCGAAAGACATGCTAATACAGCCACCCATTAACGGCTCAGGCAGTTTTAAGGTAGTGCCACCATATAAATAGCCCTGGTTTGTTGTAGAGCAACGACCTTCATGAGTAGCAATTGGTTTGCAGGTGTAATTGTCCCAATATTCAACATCCTTGGCCCCATCGTTTCCGGCTCTTTGCAGGAGTTCATTAAAAGGAACACGTCTGATCTTGTAGCGAATTGATTGGGTAAGTGATTCAGATTCTTCCGGTAAAGCAGAAAAAAGCTGTGATAAATAGCGTGATAATCGAATAGATTCTTGAGGGCTTAAATCTGCTGTGTTCTGCTGTGCCATCCACCCCCTATTATCAGCAGATCCTAGTTGCAATGATATTTGATAGGTATATCCATAACAGTAATCGCTTATATAGTCGTAGCAGGTATTGATCAGGTTGGTACCATCCTTATTACAGCTCCACCCACATACACTTGAATATGCAGAATGGTTAAAGAAGTCAGATGAATCACATACTTTAACAATAACACCTGCGCGTACCCAACGCTGAAAATCCGCATTGATCGGGAATGGTTCTCCGCTCGGTATGGCACCAAAACGATCCAGTATTTTCTCTATCTCGGTATCACCAACTAATTCAATATACTCTCTGAATGCTTGCGTTTTGGTTGCAGGGATAATAGGTAACGGCATTGCCCAAACACCAGATGAATCGACCCGGATTAACCAGGGCTCATTTTTATTATCGAAAGTCACGAGATTGGTATTGTTGAATAGAAAGCTGTAATCAATGGTGCCTTTTTCATTGGGTACACCTGAGTATCCGGGCAGTCGGACATTTTCACCCATCTCAGCCATGACTTTCTTTTCAACGGATAAAGGCAATTTCATGCTGGCCTGTTCAACATCATCATCCGGCAGATTATCGATATCCTGACGACCAAACCCACTGACAATCTGCACCACTTCTGCCATAGCACCGGAATACCAGGTTGCTTTTAGTCCTTGATATTGGGTAAACATGACGTTTTCTTCACCCATCGCCTGAATCTCACCAGGGACAAAATACTGTTTATAGAGGTTGGTATAAGGGCATCGAAACTTTTGCAGCTCTCCAAAACTTAACTCACCATCATAATTGGCAAGCCTTTTGAGTGTCATCTTGCTCGGTTTCATTTCTACACCTGAGCCTTTATAAACAACACTTTTATCAATGCAGCCAGAAAACAACATCGGTATGCTGCTTGTTGCGATATTGGTTTCTGTGCGGACCTCTTTTTCAGATTTGCTTTTGAAGGCAATAGCACGAAACAGATCGCCGGTTTGGTAGATAATAACAAAACCACCATCAGGGAGTTCTCGCGTATATTTAACCGTATCGAGTTGTGATACGGCGCGATAGTTGCTGACCTGTTTTGACCATTTATCAATAAAAGACGAATCCCGAGAAGTGATTTCCCCATGATAAACATGCAAACTATAAGGTTTAGGACTGTGCATTTTGGCCACCTTTACGATAGTTGTCAGTATTACCATATGGACGAATATAGTGTACAGCGTGTTTGAGATCTGGAACGCCTAGCAGTGGTTGAGGTGGAATACCTTTAGCCGCGATAATCTGCATACCAGGTGGATCTGGTTGATCCCGGTTATACACTGTCATTTTTAAATTAAATTTCCCTGGCTCATATTCACCTACCACTGCGAAATCATTGCCATGTACAACAGCTTCACGCACCCGGTAACTAATCCACGTAGTTCCGTACATTGAGTGAACTTCACCACCGACACGTGTTGGAACGTGTTCACCTATACGCAGACCTTGCCACATATAGGGTTTATCGTTCGCCAGGCGAGCACCCATACTCAAAGAAGCAATGCCGACTGGTTTTACTTGCCGATGGAAAAGCTCAATTGAATTATTCCCCATTACAAAACTTGCTAGGCCAGACGGCTTAACAATCGGGTCGAATTTAACAATACTACTTACAGCAGGTCGGCCATACAGCGTGTATATCTGATTGGTACGGAATGATATTTGCTGATCACCAATCGGACCTAAAACGCCAATGCGCAAAAAACTCTGACCTTTCGGTTCAATAAACTTCTGTGCATTTTTCAAGGCTGTGTTTTCACCAAACAGGGAGAAGGTACGACCTGTGACCGCAAAAAAGCGTTGCTTGTGCGATACTTTAGGTATCCCGATTTCTATGCCGGGCTCTTTCGTACGAGCAGGCGTTACTCTGGTATCCAGGCCATCAACATAATGCAACGGCAAGCGGGGTCTAGTATGATTATCAATCGCCTGCTGTGGTGCATCCTTCACAGCCCATATAGTGTGCGGTGACATTCGAGGTGAGCCGATCTCAAGAAAATTATCTTTTCCACTATTCACGTAAACACGTCTGTTTTTATGCTCAACTTTTGCTGTACCGATCAAAATCTCCCAATAACCCGGCTCTACACGGACCGTGTTGGCCGTGACGGTGGGTTTCCCAAAAAGCGTAGTGAGATCGGTGCTGTCCGGGCGCAATACGTTTTGTGTGACCACATGGTATTTCCGAAAATCCGTTTCAAAGTTGACAGTGCTCATCCCCTTCGGTTCGATCAGGAACGGTAATACTTCACCACCAATGGATTCAACCTTATGCGTTCTGGATATCTGTGGCGGTAGAATCCCATACGTTGTCAGGTTAATCTTCTGCGTTCTATCCCCGATTTTATGACGACTAAATATCTGGGCATTTAAGGCATCAGGTTTAAGATAACGTGTATATAAGCCGATGTAATGCTGACCAAATTCACAAGAATCAAATTGCCACGGACGAACTTGAGGTGTGACATTCTTGATTGATGGCTCACCTAACAAATCTTTATGCTCCCAATGCGGAGTAATTTTGGTGAATCGCTCTGCGGCATAAAACCAACCATAACGCACGCTATCAATCGATCTTGGTTCAACATAACGCACACCAAGTTTTACTTCCGGCATCGGGACCACTGGTGGTGCAATCGAATAACCTTCCTGTATTCTCACGTTACGTATCGCATGTGAAATCATGGAGTTTCCGAACAGCGTTTGTTCACCTAAACTAATGAAACGATAAATGCGTCGCGTGTTTTCAACTTTGGCCACACCGTAAAGACTGTGTGCAAAACCTTTAGTAGTAACCGCTTTACCGGATAACCATACTGTATTCCAGGTTGAAATATGAGGTGGCTCTAAAGCTATCGCTTTAACATATCTGATACCGTGAGCGACCATCGATTTTGAGGGCTGTTCTATCGGTGAACTGATCCCTTGCGGATAGATAACACGCGCACCTAAAGTCAGGTTTTGATAACCGAACACCTGGAATATGGTGCCGTGTGTCTGTACTTTGCGGTTTCGATTGAATACTTCGTGCTGCTTTATTTCAGGGAACAGTGGACCTGCAGCACGACTGGTATCATCATGGTAGGGCTTGATGTACTGGTCTGAATTAAAAATATCGATGTGACCAAAGCGAAAATCGAGCTTTTCACCTACAGTCAGGAAACCTTTAGGCTTGATATGCTGAGTAGAGTTGTAGATCTCAGTCTGACCAAAAATCGTGCCGAAGCCTTGCGGATATACTGTCTGGCTTTCAGGAACGATACGGGTACCGAATCGCAGGAAGTCAAAACCTTCCATTTGCACAATGCGTGACACACCGACACGGTGATTGGTCGGGAAATACTGCCAGATTCCACGTGGCTCAATATATCGTGGTGAATGTGAAGCCCAGGATTTACCGAAACGTGTTAACGGCTGATTACTATTTTGCTCAACATAGCGAACAGCGTATGCAATACGTGTATTACCGTACAGTGTAGAAGGGTTTTGTTGCCTGGTGGTGACGTACTGCTCTTTATAACTTATACGCGGTTTGCTGATTAAAAAGAAATAAGCACCTGACGTATTCACATAACGTGTGCTGCTCTCTATTTTCGTAGTACCGAATCGGGTGTAAATCGCTCCTGAAACATCGAGGTATCGCTTGCCGTTTTGTGCTTTGGTGGTACCAAATAGCGTCATCACCCTACCGGTTGGGCGAATAACAGAATCCGAGTTTCGTACTTGCAGCTGACCGAATAGGCTGCTCACCCAACCTGCAGTGCGTGTGAAGGTCCAGTAGTTGTATATGACTGGAACACCTAGCACCATACTGTTTAAAGCGTTAGGGCGTAGTGTTTCGGCACCAGTATAAATATGCGCTGTACCGAAGGATTCAGAAAATATAGCATCTGGCGTTAAATAACTGACCTGACCAGACTGATCTTCTTCATCCAAATCGATGATCACATTCAACGCATGAAGTGGTGTATAACTTTCCTCAGCTTCGATGTCGAAAATCAGATTTAAGGGATGGTCAGGTTCATAGCTCATATTATACTGCCACAATCATATCTTTGATTTTAGCGTTTCGTTGGCGTGATTCATCGAAAACCGTCACATAACATTCCAGGTCTTTCGCAATGTTACCGAACTTAAATTGACCGGAAGGATCAGTTTTTATCTCCCACAACAATGTTTTGGTACTACGCTTAAATACTTGCACTTTAATACCCGACAGAGGCTCACCAGATAAGCGCACCGTACCTTTAATACGGCCAAAACCTTGATCTTCATTCAGCACTGTGATGAATGGTATTGGTTTTGATAAAACCTTATAACCCATGAGAATTAGCTTGTCATAATTTGGTTCATATCCGCCAAAAAAAACACGACATAATTTAAGACCCAATTTTTATCTCCTCTACAGGGACAGCAAAATATTGAATAGACGTACTTGATCTGGCTGTCGATAAGGTGTGTATCTTGATCAAAGATTCAAGGTCTATATCATAGGTTTCTGAAGGACTGTTGGCTGGTGAGGGTAAAGGACGATTGCTTGCCCCACTGTTATAGTTGATGCAATACAACCCTAAACCATAGCCAATAAACTGCCGAGTCGTATGTTCGTATATTTGTAGGTGAAATGCCGTGGTAGTCTGCTCACCTTGAATATCGTTTGGCAAGAAAGATGATATTGAGTTACCACTACTTATTGCTGTTGATGTGGATGTGCCGCCAGTGAACGCTACGCGAATGTTGCCAATTCTACCTAAATCACCGGCTTCACCCTGAGCCAACTCCAAGGCTGTAGTTGAAGTGATTGAAGCAATTGTGCAGCCAAGTACCAACGGATAGTCTATTGCTTCAAAGTCAAATGTATGAGCAGGGAATATCCCTAATATACGCCCACCATTATCTGTCATTCCAGCACCAGTTAAAAATGCCAAATGGTACATACTGCCAACTACACAAGCTTTACCATAAGCAGATAAACCTTGAGAATACGTGTAAGAATCGGTGGAAGGTTGGTGATTGTTACTGGTAAAGCCCAGAACGAATCCAGTTACAATACTTGTGTTGTTGCGACACGTATCAAGAGAATATGAATCGGTGATCTCGCCTGCACTCAGGTTAGCCGTTTTTCCAATGCAAACGTTCACAAGACTTTTCCCATTCACACCCGGCGTTGAGAATACAAAACGTACATAACACTCACGCTCGTCAAGATATCTCATCTTATAAAGCTGTACCAGACCTGATTCGTATTCCAGTGTCCAACCTAACGATGCAATATATGTGTCAAAACCGCCAGGAATTACTGTAGGCGCATCTTCAAGTGTAAAAGTGAGAGTGGTTGGGGTAACTAAATCAATCCAAAACTCACCGTTATTTATGTCAGCCAATAAACCTGAATCAATTTTTAACACACGATTAGCACTGTAACCATGCACACTGGCGTAAGTCAGCGTCACCCGGTCAACAAGCACAGAAACAGATATAACTGTTTTGACGTTATATCCATTACTTAACATTTTTTTGAAACGGTCAGGAAAAAGTGCTTTTGAACTTACGTGAAAGTCCAAGCCCTCATCAGAAAAATCAAAGAGTTTAGTTTGTGTCTGCTTCATCGATTAGCTCCCCATAAACCGTTTCATTTTTCCAGTAACCTTTTGCAAAATGCCATTCGGAATATTTTTTGAAAAAACCATCCTCATCAGCAAGTACGTGCGATTCAATCGCGTCACGTATCCATTCCTCAATGTTATGGCTACCACGATTTTCATCACCGTAAAATTCATTACAGTACATTTGAAACGGTGCGCTATTGATTAGGCGATACCAGTCATGCTTAAACACGATATCGCCTCCCATGGTGATGGGTTCGGGTGCAATCGATTCCATCTGCACAATAATTGGTGGTGGCTTAACAGAGCTATCTACCTGGACAACGATTGCATCTGGGGTGTTCTCAAGTTCGGACATAGGCTTCTCCACCCATGACAGAGGTGTGTCATGGGTTAAAATCTTCTATCAAAAAATAATCATAAGCTATTAAACTTTATAGATTTTATTTGCACCGTTGTCCCAGGTGATAATAATATCCCCGCCGTTCGGTGTGATTGGTAAGCCAGTTGCAGTATCCAGATATGCTAACAATGGACTGGTCGCCTCACTACCTGTATCGACATAGATCACGATGGCACCAATTGCACCACCAGAAACCGCTGTGAATGTTGCATCGTTGGCATCGGCTGCACCGCCATCAGTGGACTTACCGGTTAAAGTGACTGGACCGGCAATACGCGCAGAACCGGAAATGTCAGACAGGAATTTATGCGTACCAGCATTGACGGTATAAGCACTGGTGCTGACCAGTAAAACCTTAACGGTATCTGACAACCAGTTGAACTGACCTTCAAGGTAGCCTTTCCGTGCTGAGTCGTAGAGCGTATTCGCCATGATAATTATCCAAATAATAAAAACATGGCTTTATGATGTGAAAGTAGGGTCAGATTCGACCAACCCTACACGGGCCTTAAGAGCTTATGGCCAGAATGGTGTGACATGGTGTTCAAAATCTTCACGAACCTCACGACGTAAGTTGCTATCAGGCCGATCACCAAAGTAGTCAATAAATTTATACTCTGCGATCTGGGCACGGTTTGGATCCATAAACTCAGTATCAGGAATGCTGAATGCTTTATGCAATGCCCATTGCACCAGGTGTGCATGATGTGCCTGATTGATTTCCGGCTGATCTGTATCCTCTACCATATCCACAAGCGGTAAGCGATAGCCTTCAATGATCAGGGTACCGTTCTGCTCAGGTCGTGGTACCAGACGTAAACCTATATCAGATTGAATTGCATGTTCTGGATCACCGATTCTCGTACGCCAGTTGCTGTGATAGCGATGACTGAGAACTTCTTCAGAAGCCAGCTTTACTTCATTTTCACACTGGCCATGACCAAGATCAAAGCGTAAATGTGTCAATTCATAGATACGCGGATCAAGCGGGTACTGTGCCTGCCCTGCTGTAATTTGAATACGGCAGATTGTGGCATCTTCTGCTTCATGCAAAAGACGGCCGCGGATACAGGCCTCATGAACTGCGTCATTTAGCCATGCATCCACATCTTCATCACTGGTGAAGTATGGCTGTACCGAATCACCGGCTTCAACACGAAATCGACGACGCAGTTCTTTTAAGTCCATATTTAGATCGCTCCAAACTGACGTACTTTTTCAATCGCTTTATCTTTCAGCTCATCCAGCTTGAATGAGTTCGGATTTACTTCCTCGCCATAGTGCGCCTTGATGTAATCCGTCACAGCCTTTTTGGTACCGAACTGCTTGATCGATTCAACCTCATTGAAAATTCGATCCTGTTCCTGCTTCAGCTTGTCCTGTTCAGCCTTTTGCTGTGCCAGAATTGCATCGGTATCATCCAGATCTTGTGCTACAGGTGCATCACCTGCTTCTACTTCTTTGAATTCAGGATGACTCAGGAACTGCTTCGCAAAGTTGCTTGGTACCATACGTGGCTGGCCACAGTTAAATACCAGTTTGGTGCCGTACAAGTTATCTGTGAACTGGTCTTTCGGGCCGTCATAGACAATGGTCACGCCTGCTGTTTTAACTTGCGCTGCTGCCGCTGCACCAATTGGCTGAGTCTTTTGAGCTGCCACCTGCAGCTGTAGTTTGACAAGTTCGCCATTCAATGCAGACACATCATCAGGATCAGGCATATCTTTCAGTAAAGTCACCACTGCTTTAAACAGATAGTCTTTGGTTTTCTGCTCTGCAGGTAACTGGTCATAAGGCAGGATGCAAGGATGGGTTTTCTTTTCCAGATCTTTTACTTCACCATAGGTCCAGCCATCTTGTTCTTTTTGGGCTAACCAAGATTCATGTGACTGCTCAGGTGTGGTATCCGGGTTTTCTAAATGCAGCTTTACGCCGTACTCAATACTTTTTTTGAGTTCCTCAGAGGTTTCTTCCCAGGGTAAATGAGACTGATCACCCAGTGATGCGGAATATGCCAGATTCATTCCATGTGCAATTGCTGCCAATAAAGCGATTTTCATAATGATTCCTCATGTGAAATATAAAAAAGGGATGGTGACTCGCTGAAAATCATCCATCCCATAAACTTCATGTTTTTATACTTTTACTTAACGCGGGCCAGTCAATTCACCAGACACCACAATCTTGATGTCCGATGCTTTGGCATTGGCCGCACCACCCGTGGTGAGCGTTAAAATCGCAGGCTTTGGCAAAGTCACCAACTTGGTACCGGTTGCACGTAAACGTGCTGCGGTCGCCAGTGCACCACCGTTAATAAAGTACGCTGCATCCTGCGGTACTTCGCTTGAGTCCACACCATCAGCATATTTAAAGCCCAGTGAACCAGTCACAGCTTCGGTCATCGCCGTATTGATAAGCACCTGTGCATCATCCAGTCGGAAGCCTACTGGCAATAAACCCAACTCGATTACATCACCTGAAGCCACTGCCACATCGGAATTGGAATCCAATACTGCGCCTGCCGCATTCGTAGCCAATGAGAAAACAAAGGCTGTCACGTTGCCGTATGGCACTGCACCACCGAAGCGATTCACAAATCCGCTATTACGTTTAATTGTAGCCATGAGTTAAATACTCCTAAATTTTGACGTAGGGCTGATCACTCAGCCCTGTTTCAGCCTTAGCCCTGGATTTTCACTACGGTATCGACTGCAATCACACCATGATCGGTGTACTGCATGTTGCTACCATCACCATCCACATCGACATCAAAGCGGATTTTCTTCACGCCACGAATTGTTCCGATCAAAAGCTCAGCCTTATCGCCATGATCCAGATCACCCTTTTCAGACCAGAAGTAAGGCACACCCGAGGTTTTATGTGCAGCAAATGCTTCTGCCAACGCTTGGCCACCCAAGATGATTGAACGATCCACCGCATGCGTTTTACCAAAGCTTGCAGGTACAAGCGCTGACGCTTCTGCTTCAGAGGTATAGCTTGTTGCATACTTGATTGCATTACCTGCAAAGAAGCGGATGGCATGTGACATTTTGCGGATCAGGAAGCCGTTCCAGATACCCACATCACCACGGAACAACGGATGCAACTTGGCATTCGATGCACGCGCTACCGCATCAGCTACGAACTGACGGAAGTTTGGCTGTTTTGCGAACCAGTTATACTGCGCTGGAGATACCAGCCATACACGTAATGGCGAATCTTCCGATCCATCATCGCCTTCAACCTTAATACACGGTGGCGGTAGGATCATGTCATCCAGCACCTGCTTCATTGAATCCACAGTGTCCAGTGTGAAAAGGTCTGTAGTTGCCAGAGATGCTTCACCAGCATTGGTGGTAAATGATTTAACGCCTTGGCCATCGACCATAAAATGACGGTTTTTGGTTGGTGCCAGAACCTTGTTCACCATAATTTTGGCAAACTTCGGATCTTCCTCAGTTGGGATTGGCCATTCCACGTTTTTAACGAAACCACGTGCACCACACAGATGAACTAAAAGAGACATATCGCTATAGCGATCCATCAAGTCCTGTGCAATTGGACGACCCATACGACGGAAATCTACTGGTGAACGGATCTGAGTCATGACGTTGCCCAGATCTACAGGGAAACGTGCCTGGTCTACACGCAGACGATCTTCAACGATCGACATACCGACACCGCGACCTTCAGCATATTCACTACCCATGATCGGATAAGCGTTTACTGGCTGGATTAGGTTATAGGTAACTTCATCACCCAAGCCTTTACCCAAATCTTGAACACGTACAATCGGCATGTGTTTAGAGGTTTGTTTTTTAATGGTCGCTTCTGCACTGCCTTCACCTTTTGGCATTGGGCCAACCAGGTTATTCAGTGTGCTTTTACGGCGTAAGCTTTTTGCAAAGAGTCCAACGGACTGTTGCATCATATTGGTTTTATCGCCGTATGCGGCATGGGTTTTATCAGTCATGGTATTCTCCACTAACAAATTTATGCACGACGGCTCATGTACGCTTCGACTTGATCAGGGGACCAGTTCTCCATTTCTGCGAGAAGTTCAGGACCACTAAGAGCCGACAAACGTTCATCAGGGGATAATGCTGCAGGTGAACCTGCAGGTAGATCCGTCACGCTGTGCGGTACTTTGGATGGAGCGTTCTGTACAGCTTGCTTGGCTTTTTCCACCATGGCCTGTGTTGGCGCTGGTGTATCAACCTTTGGACTGACATTGTTTTGGGACTTGTACAAACTTAAGAGTTCAACCACCTGCTCTGCATTGCCCTTGTTCAATACATCGTCATAGGCACTGCGTATAAAGCTTGGTTGCGCATCTTTCCATGCCTGAAACTCTTGCGATTCTGGAATCGATTCATAGTCAGGATGTGCAGATCCGATATAAGCAAAGTGTTGTTGTTCCGCACTCAGCTGTTGCTGCTGCTTAAACGGTGCAAGGGCTGCATCCATCATGCTCTGCACTTGTGCAGATACACGCTGGCTCACCAGTGCTTCGACTCCCTTGGCAATCGCTTCTTCTGAGAAATCACCAAACATGGCCATCACATCAGCATTATTTCCACTTGCCTCAATGACTGCCTCTGCTACAGCTGCATTCTGCTGTGCGACCTGAGTGTTACCAGGTGTCTGCTGTGCTGCTAACTGCGCAGTGAGTTGTTCCACTTGCTGCTTATACTGCTGTACTTGTTCACGGGTTTCTTGCAGTCGTTCATAAGGAATGGTGTGTTTTCCATCCTTCGCTAAGACCACAGAATTTTCCGCATTTTCTTCAACTGGTGGCGTTGGTTCAGGTGCCGGTGGTGGTTCCACTGGTTCTGACGGAGCCGGCTCAGGTGAAGCTGTCCCTGCATCTGCTTTTACGTCTTCTGGTGTAGTGGCTGGCACACTACCTGTTTCTGCAGCTGGTTCTGCAGTCTCGCCAAATAGCGCAGCTTCTAATAAGCTTGCGCCCAGATTCTGTTGATCAGCATCCGCGTTAATGTCTGTCGTTAAATGCTCTGTATTACTCATGCCTTTCCTGCCACTTATCGCTGTAGCCGCATATAGGTGAAGTGCTGACTTTTAAGAGTCGCTTGCTGTCGATTGCTCAACGTAGGCTTGAGTATTTGGGATATGGCAATAGATGGTCGAACCCTACACGGGGGCAATAGGTAGGCAATAAAAAAGCCACTAATTAAGTGGCTTAAATAGATTGAATGTAGTTATAGATCTAATCGTCTATTTGCTTCAATTTCTGCATCAGTAGCATGGCGAAACTCATCATTACTAAATGGGTATAACAAATTTTCTCCACAATCCAATAAAGAGTGATTAGGACGCCAATTGGTTGTATGTATCCAAGTCCATAACTTTGGTGCACATCTTTTGCTGATCATGACAACCTTGTCACCTTCCTCATAAATATTATGTTCCCGGCGGTATTCGAGAAGTTCTTTAACTAAATCTTCGTGAACAATCCACCCAGAAGAAGGGTGATATATACCAACTTCATCAACCGCTTCCTCAAAGTCTTTTATATTCTGAGTAACAATAGCTTTAGCCTTCTCATACCCGCCTAATTTCTCTATCAAATCCATCTCATTTGCTTTCATACATTCAGCCACCAATAAATATCTTCAACTGTTTGTTTGAGTGATGTTGAATACTTATTCAATTTACCATTGTGATAAATTCGAAATTCACCATCACGATTAAAGCAGACCTCAACTTTTATAAAATCAAAGTAACCTTGGCCACGGAGCATGCTGGAGAGAATTACCCGAATCTCATCCTTAGTTAATTTTTTAATCTGATGCCAATCCATTCTTATTCTCCAAAAAAAGCCCACCCTTGGGGAAAGGTGGGCAAAAAAGGGTAAGAACCCACAGCGTTATCTGGCCCTGAGCGTAGGAGTCGAACCTACCGTACCTGAGGGATTGGTACGTGCACCGCCTGCAGCCAAGGATTCGTTCCCACAAGATGCTACGAATAACATCGAGGGGAACCGGCAGTAGTTTTAAGAGATAGCAACGCTCTTATTGATTGACAAGCGCACGGTACAAACGATTTCTTGTGGTTCTGCTTTCCCTGCGGCTAACCCCAGTTGCTACTTGCATCACTCCACCACATCAGCTGTGGATTCAATCAATATGCTCGTCTTTCCGAACCGTCAATGGAGATTAAACAAACCTTGGCTTGTTCACCGAATGATGCTCAGCACCACCCGATATATTTATAGTAAATCGCCGGTTTACGACGGCGTGTATAAAAAAAATACAAACAGTTCAAAGTGGTAAATATTTTAATTGCTCGACAAAAAACTCGAAGGTTTCCTGCTGGATCGTCTCTGATTCATTGTCGAATAAGAGACTATAACGGTCATCGATACGACGGAACGAGAACGGAATACCATCTGCGGTCATACCGTACAGATCCAGTGCATCAGATGACTCATGCTCAATCGTGAACTCAGTATCATCAGTCCAGCTATTCAGGAAGTTATCGAAGCGTTCGCATAGTGGCCCTTCCTCTGCATCTAACCAGTGCGACTCATCTTCCTGCTTTGGCTGGGTCGCAATGGCCACAGCTATCGCCATGGTCAATGTAGAAAGTTTGAATGGTGGAGCAATTATAGAAATCGTCTTAGTCATAACGGATCGTTGCTCCTTTCAACCAGCCACTGCACACAGTACCAGCCACACGCTCACCCTTTGGATTCGTCGCAGTAAACTTAGTAGCAAATGTGTCATCCTCAGAGCATGAAAAGAATGCACGACCATGAGTTTCAATATCCGTAAAACCTTGGGCCTTCAAAGCCTTGTTTGTATCATTCGGTGATGAACAAGCCGTGAATGCAGCTGCAAACAATAGAATCAAAGTTGCTTGTAAGAATTTCATATAAATCTCCTCAATCCATTTGAGAGTGGACATAGCAATCCACACCCTTGGACTTTAGATAGTCTTTAGCTGCTTCAATGCCAGCTGTGTTTTTATTGCCTTGGCCATATGAGCGGCTTATCACAAAAGCACCAGCATACGACCAGTGCTTATAACAATTGATTCCAGCATTTTTCAAAGTTGATTCTCTTACGCCTTTCAGCCCACAGATAACCACTTTGTCTAAGTTCGCAGTGCCACCATCATCAGTCTTATCTGCGGCCTGCTGACCGATGGACAATGCCCCATCGATCAGCGTTTTAAGTTCTGAATACTTATTCAACCCAGCACCCATTCATTTTTATAAGCCATTTCTTTAAGCATGTTGATCGCACTATCAAATGCCACAACTTCGGTGATGCCATTCATTATGATTTGTGGACTCGGTGTATCACCTTCTCCCAAAATATTCACCGTAATCACACATTGCCAATAATCCAACTGATCACTAGTCACTGCTTCTTTGAAGTCAAACGTTACTGGACCGATCAATGGCAATATCTTTAGCGTCGGAATCTTTTCCCACGGCTGCAACTTGTTATGCGCATCGATCAGGTCTTGTTCGTACTTTAAATGGTCGAATGGTTCTTGTAGTTCTACCAAACGAATTGGCGATTCGCCACACGCTTTTCTACATTCCATCATCGGATTGCGATACAGGTTATAACCTTCCAGTTCCCATAATTTATCTTGGGCCTTCTGAGCTGCCGCTTCTTGTGCATACTTGATACCAAGCGACACATCAAAGTTTTCTTTTGACACACAAGCGGTATGGCCAGTTGCTAAATAGAAATCACCATTTAAAAATGCATGAGCGAATGTGGAGGTCGTACCTTCAGGTTGCTCAAAGACGTATTGCACACGCTTCATCATTTCTTTGATCTGATCAAGTGTGACGCGTGGAGCTTCCAAACCTTTGTCTTGAATCTCTTGTTCCATCTGTTCATCTGTATGTGACATGAATGTCTCCTGGTGGATTATTCGTGGTGATCTTTAGAGTTGATGTCTTTGATATATGCATGCTCCATCAAGTACGACGCAGCCATGATGATCAAGGCACAGATCATCAAGGAAATGACGACCGCAGCAAGACCAAGGCGTTCCGTGTGATAGAGAATTAATGAAAAGATCAGCAAGCTGAGAAGGATCAGAAGAATTATTTTTTTCATATGCATCATCATCTCAAAGACTATGCAGATGATGATGCTGTTATGGTTTACGTCATGCTGTATAAAAATCAGGCGAATAGTTGAATATTACTTTTCCCATAGAACCAATTTTTTCAAGTCACTCAACTTGTAATGCGTATGCTTGTTATGCACACCAACAACAAACTTGTCTGCATAGAATCCCTGTGTATTCGTATGCTCTGAATACTCATCCACGTAATACAAACACTGAGGATCCTTAGGTGCAGCATTCAAAATACGGATCACACCTGCATGACCGGTTTTATTTAGGAACGTTCGAGCCTGTTCAATGTCCATAAAAATAGCCTCATCTGGTAATGAGGCTATTGTTTAGTACTGGGCTACGTCTTACAGCTTAATATTTAACCAATATTATCGCTGGTACATGGAGTATTTCTATTTACTCTGTGATTAAATAAATTTTTAAAATTAATAAATTAGTGTGTGTAATGATTAACCCAGAAAACTACAATTTGATAATTTGTGTAAATGAACAAGTTGATGAGCAAATAATCAGAAATATTGATAAATCAGTAGAATTAGTACCAGATACTTTGATAGTTTCTAGTCCACCTACTGGCCCTCAAGCATCTGTACTGCTACTTGGTATTAGCATTATCGCAGTAAAAATATGTGAGGGCTTCTTTACTAAAATAGGAGAGATGATTGCAGAAAAAGCTTTTAGTGACTTGATGGGAACCATAAAAGAGAACCAACAAGAACCATATATTATAACGACTGGTGGTATAATAAAGGGTACGACAAATGGCTACTCTTTACATCACTCAATAGTTTATGCACTAAATGATCGTTTAAATTTAAAATTCATATTTAAAGCTGATTGGGATATGTCTCAGTTTAATAAAGCTGTAATAATTTATAACAGAGAAATGAGAAAATATATAAAGAATCAAAATAATCAAATTTCTAATATTATTGAAACAAAATTACCTCTCTCTGGGTTGCATGTTATTACTGCTGATCTTGAGAGCGACTCAATCATTCATGTTGATATATTCAAGCAATAATATTTTTGAACATTAAAAACCAGTAACAATAGCTACTATATTTCATTAAAGTTGGTCACATTTAAAATGTGACCAAGTTGGAATATTAACTCAGATTATCACTGGTCCTAGCCGTCTCAATTCCTTGCAGTCCAGTAGAAGGCTGTTGTGGTACCGGTGGGTTCATTGGTGATGTATTCTGCTGTACTTGCATCTCGGCAATACCTTCACTGCCGATCTGAGCACCTTCCCCTTCCAAGTATGGAGAGCGGATATCACGTGCCGCTACTTCACCAGGTATAGGCAAGTTCGGATCATCACCCATTGGATTAGGGCGCTGATACCCGGCACCCTGCATAATGATATCGGCAATCGGTGCTGCTTGTGGCACCTGAGCCACTTGTACTGCTCCTTGTACTGCACTGTACTGCGACTGAACGCCTGTCTGTACAGCCTTGGCATCAAGCAATTTAATATCACTTTCAACCTTACGCTCTTTTAAGCGCAATTCTTGTAGCTTGATCTCATTGCCAGATTCTTTCAGAGCCTGAGCCACTGCATCCTTAATACGTTGTTCCACTTCCTCAGGTGTCGGTGCATCCACCGCATCACGAATGCTTTGAATGATGTCACGCTTGAACGGCGTATCCGTAAGCGCAATAAGGTACGGCAGAATCGTCTGCTGAATATTTGGTGGCAATGACTTGGTAACTTCGGACAAAGCTGCAAGCTGCTGTGCACGGAATCCACTGGTACTTGGCACATCCTCAAGAATGACTTTGATGCGCGTACGCTGTACATCATTAGACAGATAGGTATAACCCATTGGATCTGTCTCAGGCTTATTGATATGCACACGACGCTCTGCAGTAATCGCATCACCTTCAATCACCACGACTTCTTCCTTGCTGCCCAAGTCTTCTACAATCATAGAAAGTAATAACTCACCGACCAGGGTTCGAGATTCCTTAAAGTGATCCATGATTTTACGCAATGCCTGGTTAGACTGGTCAATCTGCAGCTGCTCTTGTCGTCCACTGGTTGCTGTACCCTGCCGACCTTGGAAGCCTGAGGTAATACTACTGGTACGCTCAATCGAGATCCGGCTATCTTCTAGCAACTTAAATTGGTGCTGATTCAACTCAAAGTCACGTTCAACTTCAAACTTTGCTCCAGTCTTGGCCATATGCTGCTGATTCAGTTCAATGTAGGCATCTGGTCGTGCAATCTGCTGCATGATCTGGCCACGTGTCATCTGAGATGCACCACGTGTTGTGGTTACACGTACCGAACTTAAGCCCCAACGCAGCTTAGCCTGTGTTGAATTGATCAGATCTTGGCTGTACTTCATATCTCGTACAAAGCCATATGGAATGCCGGTATTGTCCTCACGGAATCCTATGAACGGCACATAAGGGAAGCTTTCATGCGGATATGGTGTAGGCCCATCGTATAGGCAATGTGGTCCCATCCAATAGCTACGACGCATTTTAGCCACCGGTGCACGTTCAGGAATCGCATAACCATTTGCTGCAGCATAAATATGTGCTGGATTATTTTCATCAAACTCGACGATCCGGCCATCATCAAAGCGCAACATAGTCAGTTCTACCCACCGGCGATACCATACTTCTGAGACATTAATCTCTTTAGATGTCTGATCGAACCAGAAACGTTCGGTCTTAGACCAGGCTTGAGCATCACCCCAGGCATTACGCAGACCGGTAGAGTTACCACCATCAATCATACTGTCATGCTGCCACCACAAAGCACCATGTCGGCCAATTGTCTCTATCAGTTCTTTATGCTGAGGGAATGCAATCTTAAGGCGCTGCGGATGTACCCATCGATTACGGCGCAACCATCGTGCATCACTCAGGTCATCTTCCTGGGCTTTCATATCCCAATGGATTTCATTACGGTTCACCGCAACACAGCGATATGGATACTTCAGCGGATCTGCTTCACGTTTGACCTCAACCCAACCGATACCACAACCAATCATCGGCCGGAATGCATCACTACATGCCTTATCTGCTTTGGATAGTCGCTCAGCCTGATTCAATTTATAGTTCAGTGCATCTGCAACATCCTGACCACCAGGCTCGCCGTTGGGTGTCACACGCCAGTCTGTCCGTGTTTCCAGCTCATGACCTTCAATGGCACGCAATGCAGGACCAATCATATTCTCAATGGCAGGAGGAATACCGATCAGCTTCATCCGGGTCAGTAATTCACTGTCCAGCTGGTTGCCATCGGCATAGTCCATTTCTTTATCTGCAGTCGTACGCCAGTGTGGTTGCTGCTCTATCTCATCATGGATCTCATTGAGCTCTTCAAGACTCAATGCCATTTCATCTTTAGCTTCTGGCGTATCAGTCACTGAGTTTTCATCATTCTGCATGCTGCTACCTGTTCTACATTAGTCGCCAGTCGACTGGCTCATCGTTATAGTTATCTTGGCGTTTTGGCTCATCTTCTGCGAACCCTACACGGCTCGTCATATCTGCCACATCTTCAATCAGACCTGCATCCTTGGCCTGTGCCCATTGACGTAAAGCATCGGCACCTTCAGAGCAGCCATTGGCCTTGTTAGGCTGATCAATAAAGCATTTATCTGCTTTGGAGAATTTCTTCTGATAGCCTTCGATACGCTCAATACCTAATTTGCAGCCGTCTTTATCGAACCAGGCATTCTTTAGATGCTTACGTGTGGACTGAATACCGTGGATCAGCTGAGTGATACGCGGCACAATGACAAAGTTATGACCAGGTAATAATTCTTCCAGCTGCTCTAATACAGACTTATTAAAGTCCCCTAAACGCTGGTGCGCTGCATCATGTGGCAGGAAGTGGGTGTGATAGATGTAATCGTGTGATTTGATCTCTGCTACATAGTGTCTTAGATCTTGGCCATGTTTCTCGTAGTAGCGAATAAAACGGTCTTGGCCATTCATGATCTGCTGGTACCAGATTGCACAGCCGTCATGATTCCCGATATCCCAATAGGTATAAGTCGGCACATCCAACACTTCGATCTGACCAATACCACCACGCTTACGCAGTGCCAGCATATCCTTGGCATAGTAGTTACCATCTTTGGCCACCTGGAATGCTTCATCAGGGAATGATGGGTATTCCTGCCACATCTTGGCACTATCACCGCGAAGGTCATTGTCCCGTGTCAGCACATACCAGGCACGCTGATCAGGATCGAGACGCATCTTTATCCCCATTTTCTGGCGTACGATCAGCTCAACCTCATCCAGTTCTTCATGATCTCTGGCTGAAATAGTGACTTGAGTAGAATCAATCCGGTACTTCGGCTCTTGCCACCAGGCATAGAAATGGAATCGATAGTCTTTAGATGTGAGAACTTTGCGCAGCAAGTAGTTGGTCTGTGCTGCCTGAACCATTGCATAGAATGAACCGTTACGACCTTCCGCCGTGGATTCAATCACCAGCACACCATTGGTCGGTACAGTTGGGATCGAACCGGTAATAACCTCATCATCTTTGGCCGGATCACTCGCACAGATCTTACCAAACTCTGAAATCAGCATGCGGTGGATGGTACCGGAACGAAATGATGTCGCTACACGGATGCTCGATCCATTGTGGCCAAACTCAATTTCCGACTTGTTATAGGCTTTTAAAGGGAACCGTGCTCTGATTTCATCCGGGAGGTTGTCGTAAGCAAACTTGATCTTGTCCTTAAAGATACTGAAAACCGTGGGCAAGTCCTGGGCAATGATGGCGCAGTTCTGGTTAGCATTGAACAATGCATGATCCAGCCACAAGATACAGATCAAAGTGGTAAAACCGAGCTGACGTGCTTTTAGGATGATGTTGCGGTGCCACAACCGGTTTAAAAATTTGATCTGTGCAGCGTTCGGTTTAAATGGCAGTTCAAAAGTATCGGCTTCAATGACATTTCCCAAGTCATCCTTAAAGTCATCACCCTTAATTTTGATCTTATATAGACAGCCGGAAAAAATACGCCATTGCGGGTCAGCCAGACATCTTTCCAGTTCTTCCTTATTTGTGGGTAGTTCCGCTAAGCTGGTGTTATACATCATATAATCACCACTTTTGCACAATCATGGTGCGCTTTTGTTGCACGTACGCGCATGAAATGATTTTGATGTGGGTCATTGGTCGTTCTATTCACGTAGCGTCCCCATTTTCATTATCGAACTCAGGGTCATGTGCTACAGGCTGGAATGTGGATGAGTTACTTTGAGCGATTCGATTGATCAATGCAGTCAGATCATCTGCCTTTTCTTCCTGCTTTTTATCCAAGCCATAGACTTGTACTTCCAGACCAACCAAAGTCTTGAGCGTGTCGCCCAGATCCTTCATCGACTTCACCCGGTTCGGCAGCTGGATGATCTTCATGTACAGGTCATTCAATCTATCCTGACCTTTATCATCCTCCTTGCGCATGACATCGCCAAAATCTTGCAGCAATGCGATGTTGTCCAGTCCGATTAAGTGCTCAAGTTCATCAAACAGGCCCATACATAAGTTTCGGGCACGCTGGATATCTTTACGCTGATTGATCTGGATGCTGGCGATCAAATTGGCATTGGCATCAATGGTTTCTTTTTCTGTGGCCTTATATTCTGGTGAGTTGCGTACTTCTGTGCGTACCACTTCAGTGCGTACTATTGCTTCGGCTTTTGCTTTGATCTTGCCGTTTAAATCGCGGGTCCATTCTTGGGTTTTTGCACGCTTGCGAATAGCACCATCAGATACGCCAAAGGCTTGTGCTATCTGTCTTATAGACTGCACGCCTGCACGATATTCGATTTCAATACGTTCCCAATCAGGAGCTGTTTTCTTCTCTGACATCACACCACCTTTGCTTACAAGGTGATGATGGGAGTGCGCGGTGCGTACTGTCGAACCCTACAGTTTTACGCAGTGCGTACAGTGCATAGATGTTCCACGGAAGGATGATTTATTCTTTTTTCTAATTTATAGTGACTCTAACTATAAATACACTTATCACATTTCGATTACAGGATACCAAAATGTCTTTATTAGACTCATACAGAAGAACTGTTCAAGATACAGCTAAAAAGATTTCCCAGGCTCTAGCAAAAAAAGGGAAAGAAACTGAAAGCATTTCAAAAGAAAATACAAAAATTGCAAACTTAAAAAGACAAATTAATAGTACTAGTTCACTAACTACAATTAAAAGTAAGAGTAAAGAGATTGAAAGATGTGAGGCGGCAAAAATAAAACATTATGACAATATAGCTAAACATGAGAAAGAAATTGCAAGTTTAGAGAAACGTAAAGGTGAATATGAAAAAAAGGTCTTCGCTGAAGAAACAAAATTAGCTAAACAAAATCAAGTTAAAGTCGATCGTGCTAACAAGGAACAGGCAAAGTTAATGGCCAACTTATCTTCTACTGTGAAAGATCATTCACAGGAAATCAAAAAACTAAAAGAATTACCGAAAAAAATTACTGTTTTATTTCTAGCGTCTAATCCACGTGATCAAGGGCAATTAGGGTTAGATATTGAAGTGCGATCTATAGATGAACAAATTAGTAAAGCGCGTCATAGAGATTCTGTGAAACTTGAATCTAGATGGGCAGTTAGGCCTGGTGACATTTTGCATCATCTAAATACTTGTGAGCCAACTATTGTCCATTTCAGCGGTCATGGCAGTGATGACGATGAGTTGGTTTTAATGAACAATAATGATGAAACAAAGTTGGTATCACTTGAAGCTATCGTTCAAGCTATGAGCGTAGCAAATGATAATTTACGATTGGTTTTCTTTAATACCTGCTCTTCGTTTAATCAAGCATCATTAGTCACCCAACATATTGAGTGCGCAATCGGGATGACCCAAAGCATTACTGACGAAGCTGCACAATATTTTTCTGCTCAGTTTTATTCATCTATTAGTTTTGGCCACTCAGTTCAAAAGTCATTTGATCAAGCTAAAGCAGCCTTAATGCTTGAAGGAATTGATGAGGCAGAAACACCTATGCTGTACGTAAAAGATGGCCTATCTGCCAGTGACATATATTTACTGTCTGCTGAATAATTTTTCTTTAATGAGTCATGTCAGTCAATTTTGAGATGACTCATTTTTATTATTTGATCTTATAAAATATTAATCTCATAGACTGACCATTATCCAACACTGGATGTGGCATTCCGTTATGCACCACTTTCATCAAACAAGCCTCCTTGGATTTTCTCCTCATGGATACGCTCAATACTACGTGTAAGCTTACTGACTTGGGTAGCAATGTTATTTGTGAGGTAATTCATGCTCCGCCCCATCTCAATATTGCTGTGTTGCATGGCATCGCTCATCATTAAACAGCCAAAATCCCGTGCTTCTTTAGGTGTTAAGGTCAGCACAATATCATCACCGATTTCAATCTTTACCGTACCGTCATTCAACACTGTTTTACTAATCATGCGTGCAGGACGATGCTGTTGCACCGGCATATAAACGCCGCGTTCAACGCGATTTACCTGATTTGTATCCACCAGATAACTTAAGCGATCGTCGATCTGTCCCCGGGTAAGATGTGGCAATGCAATCTGCAGAGTTTCACGTGTAATGATCTGCCCCTGGTTATGCAGATCCACACATGCTTCATAGATCATGATCGTTGATGACTTCTTTTCATCATTCTGCTCTGCGTCTGTATGTCTCTTACGCTCACCCATGGTATTCCCCTTAAATCAGATCAAGATCAAGCACAGTGAGCGTGCCGTAGTGCACTGCGCCTGTATCAATGAAATAACAGTTATGGCGTTTAACCAGTTGCGGTGAAACGCTATGCCCCAGTATTACTGCATGAACATTTTCAACCGCTGAATACTGAGTTCCTTCCCAGTCTCCGAAGCGATCACGGCCCCACATTACGTGATCTGCTACGTGGCGGCCTTCATTCATTGAATTCAAGTCGTTTTTAAAGTCGTCCCAGTTGTTATGCTCAATATGGCCATGTACAAAACCAAAAGTTTTACCCTGGTATTCCACCTCAAGGGCAACAGGTAATTCCGCAAAGACTTTGGCAATGTTGTACATCGCCTGGCCATCCAGCATGTAGAACCATTCACCTCCGTTCGATATATGGCAACGTTTGTATGATTCGTTATGTAGACCACCAACACACAGGTCTTCATGGTTACCACGTACAGCACTAAACCATGACTGAGAAAGTAATTCGATGCACTGCAGGTTTTGTGGTCCACGATCGACCAGATCCCCTACAGAAACCAGATGATCTTTCTCAAAATCAAAGCCAATATCATGTAGTTTCTGCATCAAAAGGTTATAACAGCCGTGTAGATCACCAACGGCATAGAGCTTTCCTTCAATCTGCTTTTCCAATTTTTTGAATAGTGCCATTTAGACCTCTTGAATTTCTATGCCATGTTTCAACATCATGAGTTGCTTTTTCAGCGTATACACCGGATTTGTCGCAGTTGATTTACACTTCACATCTTCAACAATGGTCTGACCAGTCTTGAGATCGGTATATACAAAGTCTGCTTCATAATATCGTGCTGCAGTTCGGCTCTTTTTTGATGGATACTGCACCGAATCAATAATTTCAAAGCGTACGTGATGCTGTAAATCAGCAATCAATCCCATACGCTGCATGGTCTTCAGCTGCTCATACCGACGCTGCTCTTTTTTTGAATCAAACTTAAGCCCGTCCTTTTCGGTCTTAATGTTGTTGTATTTTGGGGTTTTCTTTTTTGGATCAGGTACAGGCTTAGCGCATAAGTGCCCCAAGCCTGCTTTCCGAAGTTCCCGATCAGTCAATACCGCTGGCATAGGCTATTTATTCAGCAGCCAGATCCCAGGCACAAACCAGCCCGGTATTTTCAGCCATAAGCTCATCCAAAGTTTTAACCTCTGGTAAGCCAGTAACTGCTTTTTTCGTATTTGGCTTGAAGGTCGTCATAACACGACGTTCAAAGTTGAAATACATCCCCGCACTGGCCAATGCCAGATGTAAAATATTTGGTTTTAACATCATATTGTTCCCCGATTATCCTGAATCATTTGATAAGCCTTAAAGCCAACTCGAATCGGCATATAGCGGTATTCATCACCATCACGTAAAAATAATGCAGTACCACGATTGGCCAGCAAGGTTGGATAAAAGTCCTGTACTTTGATCCATTCCTGAAAGGCGATATGCAATTCATCGTTACATTTAAACTGCATGTTCAACTCCGTAACTTTTCCCTTGGAATCTCTGTGAGTACTGCTCTTGTACCCATAAAGATCGCAGATTTCTTTCTGCTACTGCCGTACCCTGTTTTAGCCATGAAGTTACAGCCAGATATTCCTTGTAGGCCGCAAGACTCTTAAACTCGACATCAGCACTGATATAAATCTGCATACATTCGATGGCATGACCATCAGGTATATCCTTTCGGGCATCAATCGCATCAGACAGTTCTTGCTTTAAGCCCTTCCAACCCACTTTCTTTAGACCCATACCCAGATCCACCCGGGCATCCGCTTTACCCTGCCAAAGTTCACAGTGATGCATCTCTGGAACTCGTTGCTCATAAGGTACGGTGACCATGTTGGTTTCTTCCTCATGAATATTCATCAGGTGAATATTGGTATGAATGAACCACTCACATGGCTTGATATGATCGAGTACCAGAACGATACCCATGTTCTGCCAATCGTATGCCCCTAACGCTATATGGAACGGTAACGTCTTGCTGTCTGAAAAAAGATCAAATAATTCTTTTTCATCTAGTTTCTTGCGTTCAATGTACTCATGCACATGATGGCCAACATATTCCATTTCCATTGGGAACTTTTGGGCCATGTCACGACGCAATGATGCGTCGTGCTGGTACTGTCTGGTCGCTGCCGGTGATATCCGGTTTGGATTGAATTTCTTCTTACGAACTTTTAGCTTGGACATTCTTCTTTCTCGATTTCGCACAATCCACACAAGCACTATTTGAAACGTAACGCAGTTTTAAACCACATTTTTTACATGGCTTACCTTCATAGGTATCTGCCTCATGTGTTCTATAAACCGTAGTAGACTGCCGTGCTCCACCTTTGCTTTGTCTGCCTTTGCTTGCATATTCCATTTCCGCTGGTTTATAACCGCTTTGCCCTCTTGGGATCTGGGTAATCTCATTGCCCTGTTTCTTAAACTTTGCGACTTCCTTTTCCCAGTACTCGCGCTGTGTCTGCTTCAACTCAGGATTCGTAAATTTGTGAACGACTAGCTCAACGCGTGGCATAAATGTGTCTTGGCCTAAACTCATGCGGTAATCACCCTGTAATACTTGATTGAAATTTTGATAAAACATTTGAAGCGTTTGAAAGGCTGATCTCTCTTTCCAGGCTTCGTACTTTTCGTTCTAAGGTTTGGTTATGCATCTCAAGTTTTGAATAATTTCTTTGCATATAAAGAACCTGCTCTGGATCCTTCAATCTGGCCAATGCCATAGTCAGAAGATTCATTTCGTTTTGAATATTTCTTTCTTCAAAGGCCAGTAATTCAAGATTCTCTTCAATTTTTCGATGGTCCGGCCAGCTCTCATTTTTTTTGCTATATGGGTTGAGTCTCTTAATTCTTGGCACAGCCAGGACACCAGCAACTACCTTACAAATCCCCTTAGGACTGACATAGATCAGGCCCCATTTTTCCGGGAGTTCTTCAGGTTTAATTAATCCGGTTGGGCAGATGTAATAGCGATATTTACCCATACCCTGTGCTGGATTAAGGCGATGAGGTTTATTTTTATCTACCAGAAAGTCAGAGCGACTTGTCTTCGCTTCAAGTAAAAATGTCCCCATACCATTTCGATTTAAACCATGACGCACACCAAACACATCCGGGTTTTCCCCATAACATGCTGCCTCAACGATAGTGAAGTGACAGCCATGACCATTTGCAGATTCAGGACGCTTTAAAAATCGAGCTCCCACTTCGCACAATTCACGATGGTTCATGCAGCACCCGCCTTACCAACCATAAAACTTGGTGGCACTGGTAATGACTGTTCGGTTGGTCGCCACAGGTGTAAGCAATACGGATGGTTATTCACATAGTCGCTTTTAGGTGGATGGTACTGGATTACACAATCATCCTCGCCCCAAAATAGCGACTTGATAAAGCACATCTCCTCCCATGTTGGGCAACGTGCTGGAAGTGAAACGCTTACGTGCTCCCAACCCATCTGATCACTAGCTATGGCAGTAAAAACATACTTCTTGGTCTTTATCCAAAATGCGCCATTGTTACCAAAGCTTGCGTCACTACCCATTGGGCCTTTTAAAATCCTGTATTTTTCTGGTACTTGGAAACTCACACCCCACCCCCTAATCTCACCAAAGCAGCACCGATCAACATAAAAATAAACAGCAGTGTCTTGTTTAGGTCTTTCACCACACATCCCCAAAATCAAAAGCTGACTGGTGAACAGCAGGCTGACGATCCAGCAAAGGTCTGGTCATATCAGCTAACAAACGCTGCTCTTCTGCTTCAACCAGTGGCATGGCATTCATAATATTGCGGTACTCACGGTTACTCAGGCTCTGCTCATTGGCTGGCAGGGTGATATACAGCACCTGGTCTTCAGTCATATCCACAAACTTTAAAATCATCTTGCGACGTGACAGGTTTTTAGTGCCGGCATTGAACCAGTTCTTGATTCGGCTTAGTTTGATCAGACCGCAAAACTCATTTGGATCTTCACAGTGATGGTGAACAGGACGTGGTTTAAAGTTTGGTCCTGGTAATTCAGTGATCTTCCCCTTGTACCCCTTTAGCATTTCATCCAGTGCACGACGTTGCGCCTGCTTCTCTGAATAATTCCCTACATAACGTGCCGCTTTTTGTGCTTCTATGTGCTGTAAAGTCATCTCAATTCCCCTCGAAGATGCTTAATTAATTTTTGATAGAGATCCTGAACCTGTCTGTGTTATGCAGCGATATCAGGCAAATCCCCATTAAATCCAACCTGTTTTAAATAACCTTCCCACTTCTTGGCCTGGGCCTGATCTTTGAGTTTCACGGCGATACGGGCAGCAAGTTTTTCGTAAGTCTCACCTGGTTCACTGAACTTGCTTGTGAACTCTGGGTGGTGTGAAAGTTTTTCAGCGAATGTAAAAATCTGTTTTTCAGAAAGGTGCTGGCTTTGGTATTTCGTACCTGCAGGTTTTTCAGAATTCGGTTTACTCGAATATTTGGTTTTGAATGCGTTGATCACCCAGTCAGCGAAGTGATAAATCATCAGCTCATCGCTCATTGGTTTTTCAGCGTTGTAACTTTCAAAGGCACGTTTTTCACGTTCAATCCATTTTGAATCCACGATAAGTTCAAAATCGATACTGTCATCGGTCAAAAATATTTCTTCACGAAGTTTGTTAAAACAAAACCATGATTTTTTATTTTTAGATTCTATTGATAGATTCTTTGAAAGATTCCGTGTCCCAACGTTGGGACTCTTTCCACGGAACGTTGGGACTCTTTCCGCGGAACGTTGGAACTGTTCCGTTGTTGGGACTGTTCCATTATTGGGACCCTTTAAATCCTCGTTTTCAGCGTCAAAGGATTCCATTGTTGGGACTGTTTCACGACCATTTACACCGACCAAACGATAGACTTTGACTTGCTTGGTTCTGCCCTTTCTTTCACCAGTATCTTCGATCAATCCATCCTGAATCAGCTCATCAATAATCTTAAGCACAGTCTTACGATCCATCTCCGTGTCTTCCACCAAACGTGCAATACTCGGATAAGCACAGTGATCTTCACCTGCTCGGTCAGCCAGTGACAGAAGGACTAACCGCTTAAGAGGCTTAGTACTTCCGCCAGGCTTTTGTTTCTGGCGCACTTTCCATGCCCAGGTGGTTGCGTCTAGACTCATGCAGCTACCTTTCTATTTTTGTTGACCAACCCAGTAATGCGGGTCAGGCCGAATGCCGTAACGCGCATATGTAAGAAAACGCGTTCTTTCCCATCAATGCGATTCACGATCACTGGTGACGTACGATTGGTGAATACCTTGTTCAAAACGTATTGAGCATGCGGTTGCAGCTTGCGATCCGCATCTCGGTAGATCCATTTTTTGTCTATCAGAAGTTTGATTAGATCGGATTCACGGATGCCAATGGTTTTCGCACAGTCCCGCAGACAGTAGGTATTGGTGGTGTCGGCAATGGTGTCGAGTGCTTCAGCCTTAGGTGCTAACTCAGCAATTTGCTGTTGTGCCAATTGCTTGGCTTCAAACTGTTCGGCCCAGGCACGTGCTGCAGCAGCGGGATCAGTGAAGTCTGGAAGTAATGTATTAGGTTTTTTCAGCTCTTCTTCCATAGCTGTCATGCGGTCAAAGACTCGAGCCTGTAATTCATAGCTGTATGACATGGCCAAAAGGCAGGATTCGCGCTTTGGAAAGTGATAACAAGGATATGTGCGACCACGCCCGTCCTGATAATCTCCCAAAAAATTGGGAGCTACTTTTTCACCTAAAACTTTAGGTACTTTTGCCATAAAGTGGTCATGACGAAGTTCAATATAGGGCTTTTCTACAGTTGCAACTTCTTTACGGTGATTGTTAATAAATTCAACAAGTTCCGGTGATGACATGGTGACTTGCTGTGTGATATTATTAGGCTGAATTTGTGTGATTGAATTCATCGTTTTAATCTCCAGAGATTGAAACACTTAAAAAGCCTGATCTCGTAAATCAGGCTTTTTAATATCCAAGATTTGACTTGTTCATAGACACTTCCTCATGGAACAAGTCATCTACTGTTTCAAAGCGGTTGATATAGCATTTCGATAAGTGCAGCATTGAAGCAGCTGTATCCTTATCAATACTTTCGTACGACATCGGCACAATTTTTAATCCAATAGCATTCAACAGAACGCAGAATTGCTCAATCTCTGTCAATCCATTGTTTTTCTTATCATTTTTCATACGAGATAAGGTGCTAGGATCAATATCCAGATTCTTGGCCAATGCTTGATTGTTGTGACTTGCAAGGGCTTGCAATACACGGGAAACGTTATTGCGTGCACTTGGTGTAATTTCACCTGATAATTGGTTCATAGGGGTTTCCTCAGGTATATAGCTTTTCGATTTCTTCAAATGAAGAACACAAATCAGAAGCTTTGAATTTTCCGTCTGTTACTTTTTGAGCGCGGGCGGCAACTTTCTCAGACATTTGCCATTTGCCGTTTACATAACCGCTGATCGTGCATTGTTTTACCTGTAAAGCATCTGCAGCAGCTTTTTGGCTGCCAAAATGCTCAACCAAAGCTTGATATTGGGCTTGCATCAGCATTCTCTCATCAAAATATAAGTATCTTTATTAATATATTAGTTTTCTAATATAGAATCAATAAGTATTCTAATTTGATTTAATATTAGTGCACTAATAAGCTAGATTGACTAGTTAGCAAGGTGTTGCGTAATGCTTAAAGACAGATTAAAAGAGGCTCGTAAGAAGGCTAATAAATCTCAAAAGGATGTTGTTGATGCGATTGGTATTACTCAATCTGCCTTAAGCCAGCTTGAAACCGGAAGAGTAGATTCCTCTTCACATTTACCAGCAATAGCTAACTTCTTGGGTGTAGATGCATACTGGTTACAAACAGGTGAATATCCCGCATCTATAAAAGATCAAGAATTTCATCAAGTATCAGCTTGGGATGAAAGAACACCTCTTGATGATGATGAAGTTGAAATTCCATTTTTTGAGGACTTTAGTTTTGCCTGTGGTTCTGGTTCAATAAATAACTTCATTGCCAATGAAAAACGCAAACTTCGTATCTCTAAAGCAACTCTAAGAAGCCTATCGATCAGCAAAGATAATGCGGTAGCCGCTACTGCAATGGGTGATTCAATGTCACCAACGATTCAAGATGGAGATACCATTCATATAGATATCGGTCGAAAAGAAATTAAAGACGGCCGGATGTTTGTGATTTGTATTGGTGGCCTACATTTTGCTAAACGCTTGTATAACCTACCTTTTGGGGGTATTCGCATCGTATCTGATAACTCAGCGGAATTCCCTGAAATCGTTTTGAATGCAGAAGAAAAAATATCTCAAGAGTTCCAAGTGATTGGTTGGATCTGGCAAATAACAAGAATTGAAAAGTGGTAATTTAAAGTAGAGGTCTATAATGAGTGGGATGCAGGAGCTTTTATATAACTTAGGCCTTATAAGCTTAACGGTTACGTTTTTTTATCTTGTTTTCTGGTTTGACCGTAGAAACAAACCTAGCGATTTTCATCGAGTCAGAAATCGACTTCAGCAAATTACTCATCCCCATTTAATAATTAAGGGACATGGAGATTACTACTTAGAATATATTTTGGATGATCAGCAAATTGTAGAGTACTTCGTATCCCCAAGCGATTATCGAAAAAATTTAGAGTATATGAAGCAAAGTCCTTCCACAAAAATACTTAATCACGGGCTTATTTCCAATACGGCTTGGGAAAAATGGTCAAGTAAATAAAGTAAAACTAAAACCAGTCTTTTTTAGTCATATCAACCCACCCTAGCGGTGGGTTTTCTTTTGTCTAATAAATGTGAATAAAAAATAAAATAAGAAAATATTAGTAAACTTATTGACTGCTAATATTAGTATGCTAATATTGTTTCTATAGACATTAAAAAGCCTGCAACGGTCTCGACAACTAGCAGGCTTACTCTAAGAGCGAGATAAGTATGAAACAAAACCCAATCCAAAGCAACTTGCCAGAGTTTGGTCAAAGCAGCATGACTTCTGAGTGTTTGTACCAGCACCCTGTACCAACCGTTAAACCACATTGGTTTAGCAATCTTTCTGCTCTTTTGCTTCTTATTGTTTTATTTGGCGGCCTTGCATTGATGTTTGTGCATCAAGCAGACAAAGAAGCTGCTTATCAGGCAGAAGCAATCGCTAGAGCTGTTGGAGAAGCGAAATGAAATTTGCAGAACACATCGACAGCTTCCAGCAGGAAGATCCGAATTTCTTGACCTACCACTGTGAACGCTACCGTGTAGGTACAGATCGCCCAGTGACTTATGTCCTTAAGCGTAAAAGCAGTGTTCAGGCACACAAGGAAGGCAACATTGCCGGTTTTGAAGTGCATAAACAAAAAGCCGACGGCAGCCTAGATCTAGTTGAACTGGTAAATCAAAAGGACTGGCTTGTAAAAGCTTTGAATCAAGCACGCCAGCCCATTGTGAACGCTCAACAACGCAATAAACGTGCAGCCCGAGTAAAAGCCAATCAGATTCTGATTGACTCCGGTTTTTATGGTTCTGATGCGCATCGTGCATGGTCACGTCGCAATCGTACCCACTAAGTATTTTGATTTTTTGAGGGAAAAATCATGACAAGCGTATTTTTTAAACCTGCCCAACGTAAAAATGCAAAGCTACGTTTAGCTGTTTCTGGTCCTACTGGTGCAGGAAAAACTTATGGTGCCTTGATGTTGGCCAAAGGTATTGGTGGTCGTATTGCTGTTGCAGATACTGAAAATAGCAGTGCTGAGTTGTATGAAGACCTTGTTCCATTTGAGCATGCGAACCTACAGCCACCCTACACTCCTGAAAAGTTCATTGATGCAATTAAGGCAGCTGAAGCAGCAGGCTTTGATACTTTAATCCTAGACAGCATTACCCATGAATGGTCTGGTGTCGGTGGCTGTTTGGAAATTGTAGATAAGCTGGGTAGCACAACATTCCGCGGTAACAGCTGGGGTGCCTGGAGCGAAGTAACTCCACGTCATCGTAAATTTATCGATGCGATGTTGCAGTCCAGCATCAATATCATTGTGACCTTGCGCTCAAAAATGGAAACCGTGCAAACCAACAATGGCGGCAAAAAGAAAGTTGAAAAAGTGGGCATGAAGGCCGAACAGCGTGAAGGTATCGAATACGAGTTCACCACAGTTCTGGATCTTACTCATGAAAACCTGGCAATTGCCACTAAAGACCGGACACGTTTATTCATTGAACCAAGACCCCTGACTGAGGCTGATGGTATCGCACTCAAACGGTGGTTGAATTCTGGTTCTGCTGATGCATGTATCGACGGTAATCAATTTTTAGAACTTCAATATCTCATGCAACAGGCAGGCATTGATATTGAGAAGTACTGCGCCAAACGTGGATTGAACAGTCTGCATGACGTTCAGCAACAAAAATTTGAAGAAACCTGTGAAGGTATCCGGGGAATCATTGCCCAGAAGTCTAGTCAAGCCGCTGCACAACAGCAAAGCACCCAGAACACGCAAAAAGACGATTTGAAAACTCGTTTCAACCAGGCTCTTAAAACCATACCTCAGGTTGAAGATATGAGTGTTTTAAGTAGCGCTCTGGAGATCTTCCGAAATTCTGAGTTTTATCCAACGATCCTGAAAACGTGTCAAGCACGTGCGGATCAGCTGGGTTACGAATTCACAGGCCGAGATTAAACAATGCAAGACGCAAAAATTGAACAAAAAGGTATGACCTACCTGAACCATTTACCAGATCCCACCAAGCCGGTGGGGTCGATTGACCTGACCATGAGAAAGGCATTCTTTGCATTCTTACTCAATGATCAGTACCGCATTTTAAACGTCTGTAAAAAGAAAAATATGGTGACTCTGGTACACCCTACTCGTGGCCAAGTCACGATCACTTCTTCAGAGCACCTCAATGCGGAAGGGAAAAAGCGTTACCAGGTATTTTTTAAAGTTTATTTCAAACAAGGCTCGGCCTTTATCAAAAAATTGAATTCACAGATTCGCGTCATTCAAACGTCTTAAGGGGAAATACAGCATGGTTGAGAAAAATTTATTGACGATCAGCAAGGAAGAACTTGAGCACATCGTTGAAATTAGCAAGGGGGATGCATTTCGAGCTGTGGTTGAGCAGGTTGAAGCTCATTTACTGTCATTGGCTCTTGTTCAGTGCCGGGGGAATCAAACGCTTACAGCGGAAACTCTGGGTTTGAACCGGGGAACACTGCGTAAAAAATTAAAACATCACGGCATGATGCACTAATTTGACTATTCGGGACTTTGCTCATGACAAATATTAAAGATCTTAACAGCTTAAAAATGGATAAAAACCTTGGCAAAGTGCTCGACACACTGACCAATGATCCGTTTGGTTTATCAGCTGCGCAAATTGCGAACAATTCTAAGATGTCGCTGAAAACGGTCAAGAACTGCCTTGCTGTGTTGTTGCAAGACGAAAAAATTCACCTGGATGAGTTAGGTGTCTATCACACCACTCTGAAAGCCGATCAATCACATGCTGAGCCAGTAGTTGAAAAAGAAACTCCGTTGGTGGTGAGTGCAAATACAGGTAAGGTCGTAGAAGTAGCTAAAAACCCGGTTAAGAATGATGTCCCTACTCGTCCGGCACCTCAGGTCGTTGGCGTAGAAGGCTTTGATGCCAAAATCACACCCACCAATCTACTCGACATCATTCCAGGAACACCGTTCAAGATAGAACAACAGCCAGCTAAAGCTAAAGATGACACAAGTAAACCCATAAAGGTTCGAATTCTTGAGTTTATTAAAAACCAATGCTTTTTTTCATCCGATGGTGTGACTACTTTTAAGGTTGCTGACTCGCTTGCAATCACTAAACGCCAAGCTGATAACGCTTGTTATGCCCTTGAGAATCAAGGCTGCTTAAAGTCAAAAGGCAAAGCAGATAATAAGCATTATTTTTATATCCAGGATATTCAGCGTAATCGTGCAGAACCACGAATGGAAAAGACTTCTGATCCAGCAAAGACCGCTGTTTCTCCATTCGACAACTGGATCGAGCATCGTGTTGTTGAAACCAAAACTGTAAAGCTTACCGAAAGCCAGCTGGAAGAAGTATTGAAGCATGTCTTCAAAATGGACAATGTCACCTTCCTCACTCCACTGCCAGATCCATATGTGGTTGAACTCAAAATGGAGGTGGTTCGTTGAAGCACGGGACAATCTCTGCATATACAAACCATGCGTGTCGCTGCGATGAATGTCGCGCAGCGAACACCAACTGGAAAAAGTTGTATGTATGCGGACTGGTAGAAAAAAGACAACGTAAACACGGCACGATGAGCATGTATAACACTGGCTGCCGTTGCCCTCAATGTATATCAGCATGCCGTGCTTATTCCCGTGCTCGGTATCAAAAATTAAAACAGGTGGCGTGATGGATATTTCAGAAGAAGATTACCAAAAAGCGGTTGCGGTGGTTAGAAAGTGCTTAAGCGGTAGTGTTTCAAACCTTCAGCGAAAACTTTATTGGGGTTATGGACGTGCTGCATCAGCTATAGATCGTATGCAGGATGAGTTTATTGTTAGTCCAATGTCTGCGTCTGGCCGTCGTGATGTTTACCCCGAAGAAACACATGAGTTATGGAAGGAGTTACAAGCAGCCAAAGCGGTGCCGGAAAAGACAGTGAAATTACATCTTGTCTGGAATGAAAACAAGGATGAGTGTGTTGGTTTTCTTGACAGTAAGGATGCACGTTATACGGCCACTGGGGATTATCGCGGTATGTTTGGCGTGACAGCATTAGGTGATTATTTTCGTGATCTTAATGATGAGCGCAATGAGTTTGAAACTCAGATTGTAATGATCGAAGCACAGGAGCCAGCCAATGACTGAAGCTAAAAAAGAACAGTGTGTAAATACTGGCAACTGGATTGAAATGTGCGAATTTCTCAGTGAAGTAACTCGCAATCAATATGGTGATATTCAGGGTCAGATCATGAGTATGCGGAAAGTTAATTCATCTCGACTTGAAATAGTGGCGGGTCGATTCAAAAAGAATCGTGTTGCTTTAAATTACTGCCCTTTTTGCGGTGTGGACATCATTACTCAGTACAAGGAATTAAATAATGACTGAAGTTCAAAAATCTATGCACTGGCTACTTAATGCAAATACCGGCATGTCGAGTAAGTGTCTGATGGCAACACTGCTTAATGGTGGTCCAGTAGCTGGTAAAGCATGGGAAACCAATTTCCACCCACATGATCCGGCCGACTTTGAGCGCTGCGTAGGATTACTTAATGCAGTACCGGAATTTCGTGAACGTCTTGGCCAAATGAAAACAGTCTCTAAACATTGGGCTGTTCTGGTTGATCACTGGGATGAAATTGAGACTCTATTGAATGAAGAAGTTAAACAGCGTTTTGCCCCTAAAACTTACGATCTGATGAAGTCGTTATTTAAAAGTATTGAGGTGACTGAGTGAGCATTCAAATTGTTCAACCTACACCATACGATGATGCCCAATTTCTGTGGTGTACCACCTGGTGTGAGAAAAAAGGTTTAAATCCATATGATGCGGATCATTGGGCAGCTGCTAAAGCGGAATATCTAAAGACTCAAGGAGGACAACAGTGACTGAATACTGTTTCATCTGTAAAAAGTTCACGGTTCATTGTGACGTGTTTTGTTCAATTTGTGGATTCAAGTGAGGTGTTATGAAAGCTAATACTGAGTATGAGTTGCTCCAGGCAATACATAGCGAGATGCAGGAGCTTAGAAAAGCACTTAAGGCAAGCAGTGAGCGTCGCATCGGCCGGATCGAGTTTGCTAAATTGCTCAATATCGAACCTGAGACACTGGATTCCAGAATTCGAGACGGTCGCTACATGAAACCACATAAGGATGGAAGAAAGAGTTTTTGGCTAAGTTCCTATGTTCAATCTGTCATTCTTGATATAGAGTTAAAAGATAAAGTCGCCTAG